ATGGGAACTGCGCGGATATGTTGGTCTCCTGCGATACTCCATTCACCAGCGTGAACGCGGTCACCTTGATGTACGCAGTCCCAGTTCCAATGAACCAGCCGGAGCCTATGTCAGCGACCAGCGTGGCAGTCACCTCAGGAGCGGCAGCGAGCGCTACGGGAATCGCCAGCATGTACATCGGCGGGTCAGCGCACTGCGCTCCCTTCGCGAAGTAGGCGAAGTTCCAATCCATCGGTTGAATATCCGGCAGTGTGGGATCGCCGAACAGCCACGGGCGAATGTCCTCGGAGATCAGGCGGTCCCGCGTGCCATCGAAGATCGCCACGCCAAGGTGCGTCAGCCGTGCCACGCCGAATCCGGGAAGGAACTGCGTGCTCCGCGAGGCGATACATCCCATGTCGGTCTGTGCGCGCTGGATGGAGAAGTTGCTACTACCGAAGACGCCGTTGATCTGGAACGTGCTGAAGTTCTTGAACGCGATTAGAGATCCGGTGGGTGGGATGCCTGCCTCGGCGATGGTGTAAGGCTGCAACCCCGTGCCGTAGTCGCTGTCATCGCGGTCGAGGAAGGCGGTATTCAGCGGGTTCCATGAGTTCTGGTTGTTGATGTCGGACATCTTCAGGCAACTTGGCCCGTCGAGCTCATCGGCGGTCGTGGTGGGCTGCGTGTTCAGCAGCCAGAGGGAGCCGGCATAGACGCAGCAGTGTGCTGCTCCCCGGGGAGCAATGTTGGCGTTGGTGATTCCAGTGTTCTGCCAGATGATGTTGTTGTCTCCCACGATCTGGTTCTTGGTCTGCGGCCATGTGGGAGCAGCCCCGCCACTGACCCCGCCCTGCGTGGCTTTGAATACGAAGTTGCCCGCGTTGCCTACCGTAGGCAGGATCACGTCTCCGGCTTGGTGAGTCGCCGCGGCTACGAAGTTCGGATAGGACGCAGTGAACGTGTTCGTGAGCGCGGTCATCGTGGGCGGAGCGCCGTCGGTGATCGCCTGCGGTGGGAAGGAGTTCCCCGGAGCGATGATGATCTTGTTGTTGAACTGCACCATCTGCGGGAGCGGGGATATGTTGCCGATCACGCCGCCGGATGCGTTCGGCGGGCCACCGGAACCTGCTCCCGTGCCACCTGTGCCACCACCACCTCCACCGATGTCGCCGGGAGTGCCGTCCTGCGGGGCGATGGCATCCGCTGGGAGAATGGCGATGACCTGCGCGACGCCGTAGATAGGAGCGGTGATCTGATACACCGGACACTGCTGCGTGTTGTTGGTCGTGGGTGGGGCCTGTGTTCCTAGGGCTAAGCCGTTGTCCTGAAAGGTAGTGGCCCCGGCAGCTGCGGTGCCGATCTTGAGGTATCCGGACACGGTGTTCACCGGAGCGCGGTAGATATTGAATCCCCCAGCGGCGTTGGTGACTCCCGGCCATGTGAGGTTGATCAGGTGATTGGCCACGATAGCAAGACTGTTGGAGGTGCGACCGGGAGTCTCGCCGCCCGCGCCGTCGAGCGCGGTGATTACATAGCTGTAGGTTCCAGCGCCGAGAGTACCACCCGCTCCGCCATCGGCCGCAGTCAGCGAGGCCGGCGCCACGATCTGGGTGCTGTAGTCTTTCTTCACTCCCACGTAGTAGCGGTTCGCGTTAGTTGGCTGGTAGAGAGCGATCTCCGTCCACGGCCCGGTGCCAGGCTGGAGGGCTGAGTTCAGCCGGGATATGATGAGCGACCCGTCGCAGGTGATGAGTGATCCCCGCTTGGAGTAGACGAGGTTGGAAATGCGGGCGACGGAGCCGGGGGGCTGGGACTGGTCTCCGGTAGTACCTACGAGGCCCTTCTTAAAATTTTTCTGTGAGATGGTTTTGCTCACGGAACGATGACCCCACCGAAGAAGCTCCCGAGGCCGGGATAGGTCTCTACTCCGCGTGCACCGCCGATCTGAATCTGCCTCGGCCCTCCTATCGGCTTGTTCAGTGGCGATGACTGGATGATCGTCTCAAACAACTTATACTGCTCGGATGCTCCCTTGTAATCGCGCTCCACTGTCTTGAACCGGTGAAGTAGATAGTGATCCAGCGCAGACTTCCATCCCGGCGGGACGTTGAGAATCGCCGTGGACTGGCCGATCTTATATCGCGGCGGGATTCTAAGCCCGTGGAAGAAGATGTTCAATTCGGTCACGGGAGTAGCCGCCGCCCACGCGCGCGCAATGGTGCCACCCAAGCCGCGCACCACGAGGGTGATTGAGCTGCCTCCCGTCACGGAAGAATAATATGCGATTTCAATGTTGCCGAGCGAGTCCGGCCCCAGCAGTACGAGTCCCATCGGAAGCACAAAGGACGTGGCTCCGGCAGCACAGGCGATGGTTCCGGTCTGCGCGGCGGTGATGGCCGGGGTGAGAGTCATCACTCCGGACGTGCGAGACGGCTGCGGCCACGCTTCGATGATCACGCGCTCGGAGACGGAGGACACCACGAAGGACATCGCGTAGTTCCCCGTGACCTTGTTCTTGCGGAAGATGGTGTCCGTGCCGGAGATCGACATCGGATAGCCGTCGTACCACGCCTTGTCGGCCTTCCACCAGTTGCCAGTGAGGGTGTAGATGCCCTGCCCTGCGACGGACGCTACACCGGACACATCCGGCAATCCCCCGCCACACTTAGCCGCTCCATCTTCGAGGCCGTCATTGATCCAGCGGTACACGGCGAACGCGGAGATGGCCTTGCCGTCGGAATCTGGCATGAAGGCGTTGTTACGAACATTCGGGATGTCGGAGTAGCCAGCGTCTAGGCCTACGATATCGAGCGGTAGCGTGGTGGAGCTGAGGCAGAAGTTCTCCTGCCCAGAGACGATGCCAATGTAGGCGGCTATCTCGGTGACTCCGAGGGGAAGGGTTCCGGACACGCGAATGCCGTGCCCCGCGTCCACAGCGAACGGGCTGGTCTCGGAGCTGGGGAGTGTCTCGCCCCAAGCGGTGCGATAGGCCAGCTTGACGAAGTAATTTCCCGAGGGGAGGGTGTTGGCCGTGGCGATGAGAGCGACCGTGACTTCCGCGCCGGGCGGTGACAGGGCCCCGGTTGGAACATCAACAGCAGCTTCGCGCAAACCGAGAATGAGATCGCCAACGGTCGGAATGGGACACCTCCCTTAAGTCTGAGAGTCTATCCCTACTACTGTAACAGCTGACTCGATGGCGGCTTGGTCAGCCGGGGCCACGGCGATATACATCGTGACAGTGGAGCCTACCTGCCAGCTCTGGAGGATCGAGGGAGAGAGCGTCATCAGCACGATAGGCCCAGCGAATCCTGATCCTGCCGGAGTGATGGTCACCTCGGTGTACGGGGACAGCTCCGGCCCGTTGGATATGCCGAGGAACTGTCCCGTGATCTTGGCTACGATGCTCATGGCGTCTCAATCACCCTGCCTTACACCATCGCAACTTCCATGTCCCAGGTGGAGGTGTTAACTCCGGTGGTGATGGTGGCGGTGACAGAGGTAATGCTGAGTTCCGTGTTGAACTCGTAAGTCAGATCCACAAGCGTGCCGGCGGGAGTGACCACTGCTGGGGTGGTGATGGCAACGACAGACACGCCATCCGTCACGGTGATGGTGACCATGAGGATGGTAGTAGCCGCGTTAACCGACACCGTGCGCAGCCGCACGCGACCGCGCGACGGCGCAGGCCCACCGCTGGTGTTGAACGCGGTTCCGCCTGCGGGCGTGGTGGCACCGGTGGCGGGGATAATCATGGAGAAGGTTCCGGCAGCCTGCACGTTTCCTTCTACCTTGCCGTAGTTGGACGCGGAGCCGAATCCGGGGAATGATTCTTTTATGCTACGAGTGAACGCCATATGATGCCTCCATCAATCTTGTCTGCGGCGGTGCTGATACTATGCCGGGTGATGATGCAGTGGCACCACCCGGCTTTCCCTCCAGAGGTGTTGCCACCGCTGGCCCGGAATTAACAATCTAAAGCCAATCAGGCTATGCCCGTCACTTTTATGCCCATCCGTGGCGAAATATTTGACAATTGCCAGGTAAGGTACAAAGTGGAGACCAAGACACGTTGGTTGGTTGGCTTCATAAATGGATCCACATTAAAGTAATCCGCTTCATGAAACACCGGGAACATGTACTTCGAGTTCAGCAGATACGCCACATTCGCCGGACAGAAGAAATCCGGGATCGTGATCGCGTTGTTGAACAGGAAGTGGTTGCGGAATCCCACCTGCAAGGCTTCATCATCCTGCATGCCCTGGCCAAAGCGGATCAGCCCGGTGAAGGCGTTCTTGAAGTTGGCATAGCGCGTGCGGTCCATCGGGAACATGTCCGGCTCGTCGTAGCCCCAGGTGACGGTCTGGTAGGCGACCTCGGCGATTGCCGCCTGAAGGTTGCCGCCGCCGTTGGCCTGGTTCGCCGGGGGCTGAAAGAAAGCGTTCGCCGCCTGCGAGCGGTCGATGCCTGCGATGGTGTTGGCGGTCTGCCCCACCCAGCTGTCGATGTCGTCGATGTCGTTGGTCGTGTTCTGCGGCGCGGTGTGCCAGAGCGCGCGGGAGAGTTTTTGCAGGAACGATGCCGAGGCGGTTTGATACTTCGCCCGGATGATGTCGAGGTTCCCGGCCCCGCCGCGGTTCAGGATGATGTCGGTGATCGGGATGACAATCGGCTGCCGGATCGGGCGCCACTGTTGATTGGCCGGCTGGATCGAGTCCACCACGGAGGTATCGAGGAGCTGATCGCCGAAGTAGCTGCCGCCGGGGGTCTCTTCCTGGTTGATCTCCGGGAAGATCAGCTCGCCCGCTCCGAACTTCTTGCCCTCGCGGGTGAAGCCCCAGAACACGGGGGACGGACGGAACACGTTGTCACCGAGCACCGGGACGATGTACTTCTGCGAGATGGCGTTGACGGTGTTCGAGAGTTGGACTGGCGGGGATGCGAGTCCGAGTCCTACGACGCTGGGTGCCATGTTGTTGCTCCTTCGGGTGGTGCTTAGATTTCTGTTTCAACTTCGGCTTGCTGATACTTGTGTTGCTATTACGCGCTGCCTGCGGGAACTCCCGCGAGCATGTGCTGAATGTCTGTGTCGTTCAGAGCTTCGTGAAGCTGATGCTCGATGGTGTGCGTGCGGCCCTTGTCATCCACCGGAGGCTTCATGTGCGAATGTCCGGGAGCACCTGCTCCGGGGCGAACGCTGTCGGCCAGCTGCTGCTGCCGAGCGCGCTCAGCGCCACGGGCTTCGGCGGCTTCGATTTCCTTCTTGTGCCGGGCCTCGTAGGTCAGGTCGCTGACCGCCTTCTGGATGTTGTACCGCCCAGTCTTGTCGCGGAGGTTGTTATCGTCGGCGTACTTCAGCGCGGTCGGGAGGTCGAGCTTCACGCCTTCAGGGATGTCCTTGGAGAGGTCGCGGAAGGTGCGGTCGTAGTGATCGTCCATGTTGACCTTTAGCGCGATGCCGAGGGCCTTGCGCGTGTCGGCGAGGTCTTTCTCAATCTTGGTGATGGCGGCTGCGGAGGTGGCGGAGCCGAGTTTCTTCTCCAGCCGTTTTTCCAGCGCGGTGAGAATTCTGGGATCCACGTCAGCGAGTAGCTCAGCGTCGGGATCGTCATCGGCATCGGGAGCCTTGCCCCTGCGCGGAGTGATGCTCTCCAGCCGTCCCTCGATCAGGTCGTCGATGGGGATGCCCATCTTCTCCGCCACGGTCTGTAGCGTAGTCGCCAGCGCAGACTGCGCACGCACGAGATTCGCCTCGCGGGCTTCGAGCTCAGCTGTAGAACCACCTTCCGATTCCGCGTCCATCGAGCGGAGTTCGCCCACGGTGAAGGACTCATCTCCGACGGCGATAACCATGTCGTCCTTGAGGGATTTGTTTTCGATGATTTTCTGCAATTTTCCGGGCTTCTTCATTGTCGTCTCCTAGAACTTGTGTTACATTCCCCCGCCGCCGCCCACGTCATCCCCGCCACCACCACCCGCCTGTTGCATCATCCCCGGAGGGAGATTCGCCGAGTTGGCGATCTGCGGTCGCACCGCGTTGAGCGTGGCAGCCGCCTTCTGGATGGGTTCCTTGGCTTTGGAGATGGCTTTCTGAGCGTCAGCGATTTTCTGCGCCGCGTCCGGGACTTGGGTAATCATCTGGATGTAGAGGCCGGACAGTGCTTGGTTGATGCGGTCGAGCATCTTGATCGCGGCCTGCGGGTCGGCACCGGACAGCCCCTGGTACTGGGATTGGAGTTGGTCACCCGCCACGTCCGGAGATGCTACACCGGCGGCACCGCCACCCGGCTGCCCACGTTGCGCGAGCCGCTCCATGATCTTCTGCGTCAGCAGAGCGGACATCGGACTGGTGCCAGCGGCCACGAGTTATCCCCTCTTGCCCTTGCGGAACCCGCCGCGCTTGGTGTTGTGGGACTTGTGGCGGATGGTGCCGCGCATGCCGTACTGACCCGAGCCCTTCAGTGATTTTCCACGGTTGTGAGACATCGCGGACCTCCTATTTCTTTTTCTTTCCGGGGATGAAGCCGAGCGGGTCGCCGGGCTTCAGGACGGGCGAGTTGTTGACATTTGGGCCCTTCTCACCGTGCGGAGCCCCCACCGTCAGTGGGGACTTTAAAATTTCCTTATCGAATGTGTTGCCGAACTTTTCAGGTGCCATCGCTGCATCTCCTCACGCAATCGGTTGATGAATCCCGCCCCGGCAGGTGCGTGGCCTGCCGGAACCGAGATAACTGTGTTTCCCCTTGCTACTTATCGCTTCCGGAACTACTTCCGTCCGCGATGCTTACGATGACCGCCACGTTTGTGCTTTCTCGCCATGGTAGTGATCCTCCTTCGCTGGTATTAGCCTGCGTACTGTGCTTGCTGCATACCGCCCGAGGCGCGAAGGCCAGCGCTAACGGGAGGTTCCGGGGAACCGAATGTCATGTGCCAGCGGCCATCGCCATCTCCATCTCTGGAGTGACTGCATGCTGCGGGTGCCTGGCGTCACCGTAGAGGTCGATCATCGTCTGCGCGGAGCGAGTGAGGTAGGAGATGAAGTCTGCTTCCTCGCGGTACTGTTCGCGGCAGGAGGCGTGAACCTCCATGCTGGGAGAGAGTACCCCGTCGATGGCAACCTGCACGTCGAAGTACTCGCCCTCTTTGCGGAGACGAATGATTTCAATCTTCGGTGATGTCGCTGTGGTCACGGGGAGAGCATACAGCAAGGGCAGACGTATGTAATAAGAGTTATGACAGTGATGCGGAACGCGGGAGAGTCAGATGATGTTCTGAATCCACAGCCTGCCGCGACGATCCCGCATGTGTGGAATGGAGAACGCAGACAAGCGACCCGTGCGGTGCCACATGTAGACCGTGTTCAGCGGGCGGTGTACGGCGCGTGCGTACTCGGCGGGGGTCAGCCAGTGGTTGCGCCACTCGAAGCGGAGGAGGGTGGAGCAGTCGGCGATGGCGGGGAGGATGGAGTCGCTCATCGACGTGTACCTCGCGCGCGGGCCATTGCTTCGAGGGCAAGTTCCTGCTCGTGCTCCCGCGCTATTTCCTCCGCGTGTGGGAAGTTCAGCATGTTCAATCCACGGCGCACGGAGAGAATCTTGTTCTTCATCAGTTCCGGAGCCATCTTGCGCAGCACGGTCTGCGACAGCGGCTGGATGGATGCTTCATCCACTTCCACGTCGAAGATGTCCGGGCGACCTTGCATGAGATAGTCCAGCGGCTTCCATTCGACTGGCTTGCGGCCTTCGTCGGAAGGCACGAGGTTAGTGCGGTGGAGGTGGTAGAACCGGGCCATCGAGTAGAACCACAGTTCAGAGAAGAGTTGGAAGCTGACCGCTCCGAGGCGACCGCGCAGTTGAGTCAGCCCTTGCGCACGGAGCACGGACTCGTCATACAGCTCTGGACTGAGATTCCCCGCTCCGGGATTGCCACTGCGCGCCGGGGTGAATCCCTGCAACGCCTTCTGCCGGTCGAGCAGTGACGCCGGTATCTGCGTGAAATGCGCCGGCATCTGCGACGGGAACACGCACTGCGGAACCTGCGATTGCGGATTGATGACGCACACCTCTCCGGGGATACCGCCAAACGCCTCCACGTCGATGCCGGTGTTCGAGTGGATGAACCAGATGCCGTTGTTCAGGCGCACGGCGTTCTCAAAGACGCCGGTCATCAGGCGCTCGGCCACGTTCTGGAGGGTGACGCTATAGCGAATCGCGGGAACTCCCCAGATGCCGAACAGCGGTGGCATGGACCAGAACGGCACCGTGGGGAACATACCCAGCGGCCAGGGGTTATCGCCGTCGCTCAATATCCTGCCTTCACACTCGATAATCAGGCGACCATTAGGATATTTCCATTCCAAGTCTGGACTGGTGCCATTGCCACGATTCTTGTCCGGGTCGGTAATCTCCCCACCGGGGAGTTGTTTCTTCTCCACGCGAGCAGCGATGCGAGTGTAGTCCTGGCAGTAGGCGTAGCGCACGCGGAGACGGGTGTCGAATGGAGCTGCCTTGTTCGAGGGCAGGCCACCGACGGATGCCATCGGGCCGTCGGGCATCGTGAGTCCGGTTCCAGCCGGGCCGAGGAGGGAGTGTCGTGGCGTCGTCGTGGGACGTGATTTCAATCCGACCGAGGTCAGTGGCCATCGACGGCGGATTTCATCGACGTGTATGTAGTCTTCGAGGATCTCAAACGAGCGGTCGAGATCGTAATCGGTCACCGGATCAGGATAGTAGCTGGCTGGGTTCCTCGCCTTGGCCCAGAGCATGCCCTTGCCACCACGGGCCTCGGGATTCAGGCCAATTTGCAACACCCCGAGTCCGCCGAACAGTGACCACAGCATCGCAAACATCGCGTGGTAATTCACCCTCGCCTTGCGCCACTCCGCTTGGAAAGTCTTCTCGCGGTCTTCCTCCTGCGCTCCGCTCTGTTGATTAGTTATATAAACACGCGGAGATGATTCGCTGAGATCGTTAGCCTCGTAGAGCATCAGGGTTTGTAGCTCTGGGATTTTAATTGACGGGCGGAAAGTAGGCACAGGCGAACCACTCGCGCCGGAGTCTGAGAGAGTATAGAATTCCTGAATATCTTGGAGATAATTCTGACCAAGTACCTTGTCGCGTTGCTCAGCGGAGAGGCGCATCCACTCATCCAGGTTGCGAGCCAAGGGTGATATATCAGCGGCCTCGCTGGACTTCTTCGTGGTGAAGACGGTAGCCATCAGGCTTTTATCACCTTGGCATTTTTAAATTTAGCATCATCGTCGGGCGTGTATTCCGTCAGTTCGGACATGGATTTTATATCATCATAATCAACCACGTGCCCATTCGTGTCCATCACCGCCGATAGATAATCCCATTCGTCACAATCATTGAAAACTACGAATATCCAGCCATCATCGGCCACAAACGTAACATTCCCGGCATACACATGTGCCCATGAATTCCCAGCAACAGATACGCCCAACTCGCCACGCTCAATTTGTTTCAATCGAGTGAGAGCCTCTTTCTCGAATCCAAATGGAAGAGTACGCATCTATTTCCGCTTCCCCGGTCTCGGTGGCGTCATGCGGTTCGGTGATTTGGTGCCATGACGTAGGCGCGGCCCACGCTGGGCTTCCTCGTTCGTGCCACCGTAGGCGTTGTCCGCGATGACAATCGGCCCCTTGGCCATGACTACTTCACCTCTGCGGGGATAGTATCACGCCTCTCCGATTCAGCAACATCGAATTCGTGGGTCGCCTCTTCCTCACCGCGCAGCCACGCTCCCACCAGCGCCGCTGCGTCCTTGCCGGAATCCTCATCCCCGGACGATCCCATGTACTCCTCCAGCTTCTGCATCGTGTCGATCATCTGCGGCAGGGTGATCTGGCCGGACATGATCAGGACTTCGGCGTTCGTGGAGAGATCGCGCTGGAGCTGGCGCCACGCGGCTCCCTTTTTCTCATCGCGCGCCGTGGAGAAGGCTTCAAATATTTTTGACAGTACGCTGCGCGCCTTGGCTACTGCGGCTTGCGAATCTCCCACGGGTACTCGCGGTTCCGGTTGCGCAGCTCCTTGGCCTGGGACTCGGCTGCCGCGGTTCGCTTCGTCGCGTGGCTTTGCTCCAGGAGGTATAGGTCTAGTTCCGACTTCACCGCCGGGACGTGGCGAGCGGTTGCTTCGGTTACCTCGTCCACGGGGGCGCGGTTGTTGAGCGAGTTCACCGCCTGAAGTTCCGACTCTACGCTCCGTGCCAGTGGTGAGGGCTTCGTGGATGTCGCTGGCCCAGCGGGTGTCGGGGATGTTTGGATCGGGGTCGATGGCCATTCGGGGGCCTCCTCTGTCTTTGCGGGGACGTAATAGATTCTAGCTCCGAGGCGCAGGGTGAGCGTCGCGGCGTTGTCGGAGCTGATGTTCTGGAGCGAGAGTTCGAGACAGAGCTGCTGGAGTTCGGAGAGAGGACAGGTGAAGGTGCCGCCGTGCTGCGCGAGTAGTTGGATCAGGGATTTCAGGAACTCTGGTGACATATATTATTCATTTCCTGAACATGACTAGTAACCGGAGCCGAGCCAAATTTCCACTCTGAGTCTCCTACCCTTAACCAGCAATTCATTCTGTGATCCTCAACATAATGCACATTGACAAATTGAACTACGTCTTCAGGCAAATCCTTGGCCAGCGTCAAAACGGCGTTGTTGAACATGTGGCGTTGTATTCCCAACCGCTTACGCCATTCGTTATATCTAGGCGTAGCCTCAAGCATAGATATTATTTTGTTCAGTGTATCCTGCGTACCCCGCAGATGCGTTGGCTCATCGTAGCCAAAGGTAACAGACTGATACCCATACTCCAGCAAAGATAGTGATAATTCAGCGTTCACACGCCCTCCAAGTTCATGCCGGTATCATTACAACTTGTTCCGGCTGCTTACCTTCCGCCGGAGATGATACAAACAAAGCATTAAACACTCTTGTTCCCTCTTTGGTATATGCATAACCAAGATCGGCAGGCCACCCCATCAAACGATGAAAGCTCTTGTTGTCGAATGGCCCAATAGATACGGCTACCCTTGCGTTTTGCGGCATGGACTTCAACATCTCTATTAGTTCAGCCACTGTATAGCCTTTTAAGTTTTCATTCACACTCCCTCCAAATTCGCGCCAGCGGTTTTCTTCTTCCCCTTGTTGATCGCTTCCAGCGCCTTCAGATGCCGGTTCCCATGATCAAGTAGCATTCCCATGTCGGTGGTGAACGGATCGAGCGCCCAGCTCACTCCGGGGATCTGGTTTCCATCACCGGATGGCTTGTCCAAGGTCTCAGCGCGGCCCTTGCCGATGCGGGTGGTGTGATATTGCTTGACCGCGATCCACCCGAGGAGTCCCGCCATGAAGATGTCATCGTGTCCCTTGATGACCTGCCAGTTCCACGCCATCTCCATCTGCGCACGGGACATCTGTGCGAGGAATTGCTGGTCGGTGACGTGGGCTTCTCCCCGGCGGAGTGCAAGGCGGAAGCGGTCGAACAGCATGCGCCGTGAGCGTTGCGTGGTTTCCCAGCCGAGGGCGGTGGACGCTTTCGCGTGAACTTTATCATCGCGTGAGCCACGCCAGAGATATTGCTGTGGATAGTAGTAACGGTCGCGTAGCTCCTGTGCGGCGGTGGCCCCCCAGCCGCCGGTGAACTCGATGTTGATCATCGCATTGTTATAAAAACGCCCGAGACCGTTGAGAAAGTAAGCAAGAGTCTCAGGAGGAATTCGTTCGGCGAAACGAAAAGCCATCCGTCCAGTATCTCCGTTCCAGCCCACGATGGCAGCAAAATCGCCAGTTCCAACGCCTTTAGCAGCGTCAGCTCCGATGTAATATTGTCCTTTTTCTGTTGGCAGTTCCCAGACACGTATTTCACCCTCTGGCCTTTCTTCAAAGATTGGAATTCCTCCATCTGTAGTGATGATCGTTCCGCGCAGGATCGGCTTCTGATTGTCGCGCTTGGCCGCACTCAACTCAATGCTGTCGAACGCCGGCCTGCCGGAGGAGATGAATCCTTCCTCCGGCGTGTTGTGTGTGAGTATTCCCTCGGCAGAGAACGCAGCCTCTCCCTCGATAGTGAAGTCATAGGTTTCCTCTATGCCATCAGGAACCACGCACACGACTTCATCGCGCAGGATGTTAAGTTTTCCCTGACACACTTTGCGCTGGCACTTGCCTCCGCGTTTGCGTGCACTGCGGAATTTGATATCGCGGATGAATATTTCCGATCCGTATCGCGTACAGAGGAGTTTCCATCCAGTGTATTGCTTGCCCGTGCCACCGATTTTGTTCTCCGCCATGATGGAGGAATCTATGCCGAATCCCAGCAACAGGAGTTGCACTGAGCGAACGAACTCATAATCCTTGGCATACATGCTAACAAGGCCCAATCGCGGTGAATAATGGCCATCCGCCTCGAACAGGCCAGAGAGGAACTTGGCCACCACGTTGCGCGGAGATTTCCAGATACATTCTGGCACTACGATGTTGCGCTTGTGGTATCCATCCTGTGCGGGCTTTATAGCTCCTAGGTGGAGCATGATGTATTTGGCTGCGGAGCGTCCATCGTCGTCCTTACCACGGGCGGATATGTAATCGCATCCCTTGCGTCCTTGGATGGGAGATATGTTTTTCGTGGTGGTTCTGCCGATTAACTTCTCCGTCAACGCACGGACTTCTGTCACCACGTCCTGATCCTTGGCATCGCAGGCCACGCTGAACTCGGTTTTGTACCAGCAACCATCGCCCATGAAATATCCGAGCAGTAGACCCCAATCCTCAGATATTTCCACGGAGGTGGTGGCTCCGGGGATGGAATGCCAATGCGCAGTGTATGGACGTTCGGAGAATCGTGGAGATCGTAGAGTGAGCACATCTCCCGGCATGAGCGCAGCGAGTAATTTCCATCCCTCAGCGGTCATCACCGGATGATCGTGTGTTCCGCGCAGGATGCGGCCTTGGCGCGTGGTCAGTTTGTAAATTGGTGAGGCTGGCTGAACGTGCCAGCGAATAATCTTGCCACTCTCGGTCAATTTGGCCTTGGAGGCTTCGCCCACGGGAATGATTCCCAGTTCCGTGCTCACGCGAGCCTCGGCGGTTAGACAGGATGGGTAATCCTGCTTCATCAGATCGTGGTTCCCCGCGCAGGCCTTGGCCATCGTCCAGCGATACCACGCGATCTGGTTCTTGGTGCAGGAGAACTCACGCGCCAGCCATTTCTCATACTCACCCTTCGGAGCGTCATTGGCGAGAATGCGCGTCTCCTCATCCGAGAGCGAGAACCCCGGATCCTCGTGCCACGGCATGAATATCGGGATGAAGCCGTTGGCCCCGTCCACTGCGTCATGCCAGTAGTTGTAGAACGCCTGGCCCGGGCCTTCGATGCCGTTCGGCGTGGTCTCGATGATGATGATGTTGTCCGGGTCTTTGGAGACGGTGTTCACCATCGAGACGAAGGATTCCTCTCCCGGATAATACGACGCTTCCGACAAAAGAACCGCGCTAGCGGTGAGCCCGCGGCCACCGATCACAGTCTTGGCGGTCGCACGAGTGAGCTTGGAATAGTGTCCGCCCTGAAAATTGTAGGTGATCTGCGTCTTGTCGGATTTTATGTCCACTCCGCGTCGCTGCATCGCCTCCGCGAACGGCTGCGCACGCTCCTCGTAGAGTTCCTTGGCGGTTTTATCCAGCTGCGCCACGATGACGGACTTACCTCCGCGCTTGGCCATGTTGTGCGCGGTCAGGAGCGCGACGGCCCAGGTGGAGCCTCCCGTGCGGCGGGACTTGTAGAGGATGACTTGCAGAGGCATGTTCGGGCGGTAGTGTTCGCGAATCTCCCGCATGATGCGTTGCTGCGATGGAGCGAAGATGAATGGCACCGTGCGTCCGGTGTCGCGGTCGCGGATCGGGAGGCGCGAGCAGAAGGACTCGAAGCGGGCGAGGTCTAGCGGCAAGGGTTACTTCCCCCTACATATACAGCATTTACGCAGGTGCTTACGTTTGCGCACCATGCGAACGCCACATCCGGGGCATGGGACTGAGGCCATCACTTACCCTTCTGCTTACCGCCAGTCGAGGCAGCGAACTCCGCATCCCGCTTCACATTCTCCTGATAAATCTGCTGCTTCGACTTCTGCGTCGCAGGCGCATCTCCCGGCAGCATCCCCCGGTCAGTCATCGCTGCGATGCCGTGCTTCCTGCGGTTCTCCTCCACGATGCAGGCGTCGGAGCAGAAGTACTCGGTGATGAACGCTCCGGTGGCGGAGTCTTTGCGCGGACGGACCATCCGCCAGTTGCGGTTGCCCAGCTGGCGTTTGGTGGTGTGGCACATGAGGCATGCGGTGTCGAGGGTCTCCTGCGTCCGGCGGATTTCAATCGTGCGAGCCGCGAGTTCGCAGCGCGCCCGCATCTTGGCCAGCAGGACGAAGCCCTCCTCGATGTCGATGGTCGAGAAAAACTCGCGGACTTCGGTGTCGTACTCGGCTTCCGTGGCCCAGCGCGCGTAGGCGAGAATGGACGCGGCAGCCGAGGCCTTGGCCTTGTCGCCGGAGTGGGATGCGTGGTTCAGTTCGGTCGCAGCCTCGGAGGGCGTGAGATCAAGGTCGTTGCCGATGAGATCACCGGGAGGGAGGACAGGTTCCGGGACTGCGGGGACTGCATTGTGTTTGGCCATTATCGTGTTCCTTCTTTCTCGCGATTGCTCTCCTCCGCGTTCAACTCTTCAATCTTCCGCTGGAGTTCCCACGCCACGTCGATGGACATGCCTTGATTCTCTCTGCGTAGTCCCAGAGCAGCGGCGAACACGTCAATCACCGCCAGTTGCGCGGACATAATTTCGTTGCGACGGCGGAGTTGAATGATCTCCTGATGAGCGGACTGCAATAGATTCTTCATAGTTGCCTTTCATTAACGAAAATATTTAATCCTGCCGAGCCGATCCTTCTCCACCGACCGCGCGCGCTTGTACTGTTGCATCGTCGGATGCTCGGCCACGAACCGCTTGAACTCCGGCGCGGTGCGCACCTGCACGGAGATGATCTTGCGGATGTCGCGGCAAGCGGTGCAGCCGAAGCAATAATGAGTCACGTATCCATGCTCGCGGTGCTCCTCCACGAGGATCATGGAGTCACGCGGGGCCTCGGGTGGATGATCGGGACTCTTACAAAGTGGTGGCTTCTGCGGCATCAGTGCCTCACTCCGAACCTGCGAATCTTTCCACTCCCACGACACACTGGACATGCGGCCTGCGAAGCTCCGCCATCGGGCAGCGCGACCTGCATGGTTCCACTGCCGCCACACCTGCCGCAGGGATCGCTCGCCGGGGATTCCTCCAGCCTGCGACGTTCGTTCATCGCCTTGCGTCTCGCTGCGGGAGTTTCAGCGAGGTTTATATCGGCCTCGGCGGTTTCGAGTCCCGCTGCTACCGCGTCGCGGTCTCCTTCCGCTGCTTCTCGGATGGCTTCGGCTTGAGGGTCTTCAGCATAATCTGTGTCGTCCTGCGTATGGCCATCAGGTTGTTCAGTTGCTTCCGACACGCTTCTATATTCTTGTCTATTTGTCGAAGGCACTTTTCTAGCGTCATGTGATCCTCCAGCGGCGGCGTTAACCGCAAACATCTTCGTGTCCGTTGGCGTCACCAGCATCAGCGATTCCACGTCGGCGGGGAGTGACTGCACCACGGCGCTGACCACCGAGCTGAACGCGAGGTCGTGGATGCGCAGCACGGCGATGGCTCCATGACGGAAGAGAGATAACACCGGTGGAGTAGAGTCGAGGGAGCGCGGGCCAGTGGTTATGGGCTTAGCGGCGGATGCCACTGGCTGAGAGGTTGCGCTCCTGCTACGCGGGATGAAGTGTCCCCGCGAGTCACGTTGTCGTGGGGGGATCTGGCTCGGCGGTGCTGAGTTTGTCTGCATGGTTTTCTTCCGGGTTGGCATTGGGATACTTTACTCCTTCGTGGAGGGAGACGGCCTTAACATCACGTTCCAGATCGCGTAGCTCGCGGTCGAGGCCCGCGCCTTCAACGATTTTGAATTCCTCCGTGAACTCTGGCACCACATTCCCCGCTGTCATGAAATCCTTCACCGTCCGCCAGTCCTGCCCCGCTGGAGCGTCGGTCATCAGGCCAGTCTCTATGCGACCAGCTACGGTGCCGTCCTTGTGGTAGCGCACGATAGAATCCTTGCGCAGTGTACGCTGAATGCGCTGGCGATTGGCCTCACGGAACTCCTCGCGTAGCTCCTCGAAGCTGCGCTGTCCATCCGCAGGGAGGACAATACTATCGCGCTGGATGGAGTCGCTCATTTCCACGCCAACACTCTAACTACTACTGATAAAGCGCCACCATCAGCGTCATATCCAGCCACTACGCGCAGGACAGTTTGGCCGTCCAGTCTTTCCAGTTTGAATAATCTCACACGGACACCTCTTCAGTAGCATTATGATCGGACATCTCGGGGATAGCGGCTCCCGCGTCAGTGGCGACTGGTTCCACCACCGCAGGCTCATCCACCTGCGCCGTCACCACCGGAGCAATCGTGACCGTGATCTCATCACCGATCTCCAAGGTTCCGCGCTGGAGTGATTCCATGCCCACAACGAAGATCGACGCTGGCGCTCCCGTTGGGTATATCGTCACCGCCAGCTTCACGTCCACGTCTTCGTCGTGGTCTACCGGATTGCCCAGAACGTCCACCGGGCCGTTGCGGTGAGAGCGCCCGGTGATCCAGCCGCGCATGGTGATCGAGCCGTCGGGGTTCAACATCTCAGTAGCCTCCGAAGATCATGATTGAGCTGCCGGCGAGGAAACTGTTGGCCCCGAGGATCAGCGCGGTCACCGAGGTGATCTGCGCGGTGGTGTTGACCCACTCGCCCGCTTGCTGGATGACGATGCCAGGGGTCGCTACCGCGCCTGAGCCGATTACGACACGACCGCTGACGACCTTGCCCTGTCCGAGGAAGTTGATGATGTTCAGCGAGGCCACGATCTGCTTTGTGGTGGCAATGCCAAGGCGGATCTGCGCAGTCGTGGCGGTCTCGGCGTTGGTGTTGAGCGTGGCCCCCTGCGCGATGGATACGTTGCGGTCCCAGTAGTTGTTGCCGCCGTCGCCGTTGAACCTGAGGGTGGGAATGTCGCTGCCGCTGAGGCCGGGGCAGTTGAGACGGATTTCCAGCGTGGGATAGGCCGGTATCGGAAGCACGGGAAAGGATGCAGCGTTGGCAGTGAGCGTGGCGCCGGTGATGTAGAACGGAGGTACTACGCTGTCGAAGCCATAGGACTGGCCGAGGGCTGCGGTGAATTGGCCGGGGTTGATTGTCGCCATGACGGAGGCTCCTCTGGGTTACTTCGTGGATTGCTGCATCGCGATGAGCGTACTACTGTTCTCGCCAGAGTGCAACAAATATTGCTCGGCTATGTAGCGGGAGTAGGCGGGAGGGATTGCCTCCCGCGTCTCATGTCGTGTCATCCACGTCAGCCCCATCTCCCTGCCCCATAGCTTCTCTGGGTCTTGCCTGCCAAACTCCGCGTAGATGCGCTGACGACTTTCCTCCCGATGAGGATTCAACACTGGCTTATCCACTTTACAACGCGGGCGCGACGCGGGCAGGAATGGAGACTCGAACAGCCTATGCCGATGTACTCGCATCCCGAACATGGTTCCACACAATACCAAGGGATTACGCAGTGGCGCGCCCACTACATTCTCAATGACCCACGGAACTCCCAGCTTTAACAATAGCTCCCGAAGAGGTTCTATCAACATCGGTTGCGGGGCGGCTAAATGCCGCATAGCAGCCGAATACGACTGGCATGGCGGACTGGCCCATATGAAATCGAACTTCCTTCCTATACGCCTCGCTACGGCAATCGCATCGCCCTGAATAAAATCATGTCCACAGTAGTTCTTCTGCCACTTGATATCCACTCCCGTAACGTGAGCCTCAGGCCACGCCTGAATCATTCCCATCGTGGCCCCGCCCGCGCAACAATACAAATCCAGCACCCGCCGTGGAGGATTCATGCCGCTTCCCCACCGTTCCCGACCATCACCTTCGGCTCTGTGTGATCCCTATGTTTGTTCTTGTCTCCGTCGGTGGGAGAGCTTCCGATCCTGGTGACCCGCACGACGAACACGCCTCCACACTCGCCACAGTGGAAGCGTCTCGTCCACGCGGCGGTGCCTTCTCCAGTCCACGCGGGGTCGGTGGGTCGCATCCAGATGGAGTTGCAGGCGGGGCAGCAGGTCATCGCTGGTTCACCATCTTGTTGGGATGTGCTACCGGAGGTTCCACCATTCTCACTCCCTCAATCCTCAGTCCCAGCCACTCCCACAGCCTGCCGAACGTCTCGATGTCCGGCTCCTTCTTCGCGGCGGTGATGCGCGACATGGTGCTCGGGGAGATGCCCGCGCGCTGCGACGCCACACGAAGGGACTGGCAGGTGGAGACCTTGGACTCCACGAGGTCGTGGAAGGAGACCCATGAGTTGTTGAGCTTGACTTCTACGGCCATCGTGGAGTCCTCTGGTATCAATCCTGTTTTAGTGCTGCTCTCAACGCACACATCGCATTGGCCGCGTTGCATGCGGCTTGGGAGAAGTGCAAAGCATCTCCGGAATTGGTCGCTTTCGCGGCCTTGGTTATCAAGGACTCTACATCTAACTCTTGCTGTGAAGTGTTCATTGGGTTCTACCTCCAACGATATTTATCGTTATGGTGCAGGGTAGCACAGTAATATTATAAATGCAACACTAAAAATTGTGTTTGATATTTGGATGACCTTGCGCCCTCCGCGCACCCCGTAGCCCTCGTGTGCGACCCCCGGGCTCGATGTTCCGGGCAAGGGTGGTCATCGCACGCTGCTGCTTCGGCTTACGACCGTGGCCATCACCATGCTTGCGGGGATCATAGTTAATAACTATGACTGTGGTCGTGGTTATAGGCGTGAGCGTGGTCGTGGAAGGATGTGTGAGCAAGCACACGAGTAAGTAACCTGAGTCGCGGTCGCTCAGGTCTGATGACTACTCCGTCGGCAATGTGCGTGGCGGTATCACTGGTCCTGTCCCGTCCCTGGCCTGTCGCTCAGCTCGTGTGAGCGGTCGTGGTGGCGGGGGTACTCGTCCCTTGCGTATACGCGCAGCCCGTGCCTTGCGCGCGAGCATCCATCGACCCCAAGCGCGAGAGCGACGATCAGCCGGCATATCCGATATAACCCATCCCATCGTTAGAAAAGATACCACGGGCCAAGGATCACACTTGTGCTGATTCATAAGAAAATTATTATCCATCTAAGGTGATTTTGCTATTGACATGGGATACTCCCAGAAGCATAATAGCGCTTGTGAGTGAGGATTCTATGACCATCGCAGAGACTAAGGCGCAAGCGGAACAGTGGCGGGATACAGCCACGGATTCACTGTATTGCAAGGCTAGAGTGTTTGCCACTCGTGACTACCGTACACACCAGATCACGGTGCAAGGTCACATGGGCATTGCACCAGATTCGAATACGATCATTCTGTATCCAATATCCATTTATCGCTTCGGGTACTGGAACAAGGCGAACATTCGTAAGCAGATGGCAGAGGTCAAGCGGGAGCTGAAAGCCGCGATCGCGCAAGACGGATACAGACTCACGGAACCATTGGAAGTGCAGGAAATACGATTCTAAGGAACCAGTCGGACAGACTTTAAACGGAGGATTTTTCACCATGCCACGTATGCACAAAACAGCCCAGATAGAGCAGCAGTTGCCGATATTACTGGAATACGTCCGTATCATGCCACAGCGGGATCGCGATTATATCCCGCAACTGATTGCCAGCGCTGAGACCATCTTGTATGCCATTCAAGAGGGTATGATTTCGCGGGACGGTGACACGTTTGAATTGACGGAGGAAGGTCTGAAGGTGTGGGGCGAGGTGACAGCATGAGAGTGCTTGTTGCCTGTGAGTTCTCAGGCATTGTGCGCCGTGCATTCCGCGACCGTGGTCATGATGCCATAAGCTGCGATCTCCTTCCGGCTGAAGACGGATCACAGTATCACTTTCAGAAGGATATTTTGGAGGTGTTAAGGGAATCAGATTCCGAAGCATGGGATCTGATGATCGCGCATCCTCCCTGCACTTATCTGGCGAATAGCGGAGTACGCTGGCTTTATACAAATGGCGTGGGTAGCAGACGCAATGAAGAGAGATGGACGCTTATGCGGGAAGCCGCACAGTTCTTTCTCGCCCTGTGGAACAGCGGAATACCTAGGATAGCCATTGAAAATCCCGTCATGCATGGACATGCCCGCCAGATCATAAAAAGGGCAGCGGACCAGAGAATCCATCCCTATCAATTCGGGCATGGAGAAACCAAGGAAACTCTTCTATGGTTGAGAAATTTACCTGTATTGAAATATACGAATGTGGTCAGCGGCAGAGTTCCCAGAGTCCATCATGAGCCGCCATCGGCTGACAGGTGGAAGAACCGCAGTCGTACCTATCAGGGAATCGCGGATGCAATGGCGGATCAGTGGGGAAAGGCTTAGCCATCGCTAGGGCGCAGCTGGCCAGCGCGGGGGCTGCGTCTTGTGGGAGGACTGATCCATCATGCAGCACATTGATTTATCGCACATCTACCACAGACCCGGAGAGCTGTTCTGGAAAGAGAACGATCCGTTCCAGGGTGCGGTACCGTGCTTTCAGCCGAATCCATTCGGATTCAATAGGCCCGTGGCGCGGCCGATGATCTGGCGCGACTCGGAAGATTAGAACGGCGCAATTTCGCGCAACATGACCGGGGGACACCCATTTAAAACGGAGGATTTGACGATATGAACACAATCGATTACAGCAAACAAGCTCAGGACATTCTCACCAAACACAATATAACCTTCAGCGCGGTACTTGTGGGCGATGACTGCCCCGCGTTCTGTGAAGACGCGGAAGCCGGACGCGATATGGACAAGGTGAATGTGTTTCCCAGGCGGACGCATATCCACGGGAAGCATTACCGCTGCACATTCACGGCGAAGGATCGTGCGCCGTTGTACATGGATTTCTGGAACAGCTACGCAGATGAGGCACACAACGCCAAGGATATATTCGCGCGGCCAAAGAATGACCGTAAAAAGCGAGTGCCAACGCCTTACGACGTGCTCGCCTGTATCACAAAGAGCGATCCCGGCAGCTTTGAGAATTTCTGCGGTGACTTCGGCTATGACTCGGATTCACGCAAGGCAGAGAGTGTATATCGCGCAGTGGTGGCAGAGTGGCAGAGAGTGGCCAAGTTCTTCACAGCGGAAGAACTCGCGGAATTGCAGGAGGTGGCATGATGGCGACCACTAAAGACAAGCTCATCTTCACTCATGCCATGGCCAGGCACACATCCGCGACCGTGCGGCAGTGCGAGGCGTTGATGCGGTTTGCGCACACATTCAAGCAGGTTACCGAGTGGGCCGCGATTGAACCAGCGAAAGGCGCCGCGTATGACCGCAAGCGGTTGCGGATTGCCAACAAGATTGGACGGGTATGCGAGGAGATTACGGGATTCACAGGCAAGTCAGGGGACACATGCTCTTGTGGATTGCCTGTGAAGGCGCATGCCAGGGCGAATCACTCGCCATGGCCGATTGCGGCAATGGGGGCATGTGTTCCCATATTCGCTGATGCGACAGTAACCGTCCGCGTTCCCGGCGGCGAGGGAATCGTGGTGCCGGCATGACCAACACACAGACTATTCCCAGCATTCCGGTGATTCCCATGAATCCAGAGATTGATCTAATCGCGAGAGTGGAAGCGGCGAGGAGAGCCAAGGGCACTAGTCCGTTCGTGGGGATTGCCACTCCCAAGGGTACGCTCATGCTCCGGCGGGACGTGCTCAAAAAGTCATTGCAGGGCTTGCGCGTGATTGATGCCGAATTAATAGAAGCAAAGGAGGGCATGATCACCGGAACCTTGGACTTCTATGCAGGCCGAACTTCGTACCGTTCGCATCTCGCCTTGCGGGTCCACGCAGTAGGTGAGAGGGCTAAGGCAGTGCGTCTGTACATTCACCAGCCTTGGAAGATCGGCGCAGGAGTGTTTCATAAGGACTTGGAATCCTGGCAACGCGCAAACATGCGGAAGTGGGGAGTTTGTGATTGTTATGACTTTGCACGACATAAGACATGCTCACATATCGAAACCGCCACACGCCCAAAGCTGAATAAGTATGAGAAGGCCATCGCCAAACTTGAGAAAGAGATGCCAAGGGAACGGAGGCCGCAGAATCCCGCTGTGAGTGAGTATCAGCCGCAGCTCGCAAGCGCCGATGAGCGCCGGAGCTGGCACACGTGGAAGCTACAGAAGGGCACGCGGCGGGCAGTCATGGCCATAGCAAGGCGCGGAGCGAGGGATCTTAGTTCCACGCAGATATATGCGGAAGTGGCGAAGCTCACAGCGCCATACTTCGGGATGGTAAATCATCATGAGGTATTCAACGGCAGCAGTCCAAGGCCGGAGCCAGTGTATCAGCTGGAAACGCATTCCATCACTGTAAGGAAATGGGGAGAGATTACAGCAAGGCAGCGCGAGCACGCGGGATTGCAGAACCTATTCTATTACATGAATAAGCTCTGGGAATTCTGCGGACTGGAGGAAAAGCCTCGGGGAAAGAAATATTACGAGCATGCCCCGACCTGGGGAGCGGATCACTATAAATCTTGGCTCCATGACCTGCACACTCGGAAGCAGCTGGAATCACAGATAGCGGCGATACGCGCGGAGGCTCAGCCATGAGCAATCCCGCATTCGACCGCTGGTGGGAGGAGTGGCAGGCGCGCAATGAGGCACTGTACATCGAGGCAGGGCGCGAGCGCTGGGCGCAGGCGCATCTGGATTTTCACTTTAGCAGTACCAATATTCCAACTACGAAGGAGAATGACAATGAACAGGATCACGATTGACTTTGTAATGCTGGTGTCGCTGCTGTTGTCGCTGCATCAGCGGGAGCGGTTGCATCTGCGTCCGCCGAATCCAGAGCCGCCGCCGCCGGTCTGTTGTCAGCATTTTGGCCATGCGGATTTCCCGAGTCATCGGCATCGCATGCGGAAGTTGTTTGGATAGGTGATCGATGGCCAGGCGCGCAACCAATCCCGAGATCATCGCGGCAATTAACGTCATGTGTGATCGCACGCCGGAGGTCACAGCGGGGGAGCTGCTGAGGATCACGCGGGAATGTGCGCGGGCGCGGCGGGATGATTATACGGAGTTTGACTGGAGGGAGGAGCGGAATTATGACATCTCAACTACTGGATAAATTGATGGACTACGGCCCATATCTACCTCTTACCATCACAGAGCACAGTCACAACCGAGTTATAAGAATAGCAGGACTGATTGGGTTCTGTATCTGGTGGCTGCCCGTAATGGCCATTTTAATAGTCCCAGCTTTAATACTTATGTGGGTGGAAATATTTGAAGGCGTATGGAGGGGCAAATGAACTGGTCACACTTTCAAACTGAAATCTACGAGGCATTCGAGCACGGCGGGGAATCGCTGCTCATAGAAGCGGTGGCCGGCTCGGGAAAAACCCGGACGCTGGAGGAGCTGGCGCGCATCATGGGAGAGAAGATGCCGGGGTTGCGCGGGGTGATGGTTGCTTTCAATAAGTCAATCGCGCAGGAGCTACAGGCGAGGATTGACAAATATGGCTTCAGGAACGTCCAGGCGATGACTCTGCACTCGGCGGGATGGTCCGCGTGGCGGAGGGCTGGGGGATTGGACTGGACTCCCGGGCCACCGGACAACCTCAAGACAGTGAAGATCATGCGGGAAGTCTTGAGCTATGAGGAGAATAAACAGTTCGGCGAGACCACGCGGAAGCTGGTGGGGTATGCGAAGGGGATTGGGATCGTGCCTCATGATGATGGCGAGCAGTCAGTAATGCTCGGCACTAATGGGGAGTTACATGATCACGTGCATTTTGAACGCAGCTCTTGCGGTTCTGACGTTCCCTGTATGCAGGTTCGTGGGCTGGTTCCTGATACTGAAGCAACATGGGAAGGTCTCATGGATCATTACTCGCTCGACGCGGAGGACTGCAACATCGACTGCGTGAGGCGGGTGCTGGCGAGGGGGATTGAGCTGGCGAGGGAGACCTGTGACTTTCCCGACATGATCTATATGCCCCTTATTGCTGGTGTTCCATTCGATAAGTATGACGTTGTATTCGTAGATGAGGCTCAGGACTTGAGTGCCGTGGATCACGAAATCGTGGGAAGGATGAGCAGGGATAGAGTTGTAGCCTGTGGTGACAGAGGACAGGCAATTTATGCATTCAAAGGCGCAATGTCGAACAGTATGGATGCCATGAAAGAGAGGTTCCAGATGACCGAGTTACCGCTGTCGGTGAGCTATCGCTGTCCGCAGGATGTTGTGAGCTGGGCTCAGCAGTGGGTTCCACAGATTGAGTGGGCGGACACGGCGGACTTTGGCTTCGTGGGGAAGGAAGGCACGGACTGGAAGGGACAGGCTGAGATCGCGCTGGAGGGGATTAGCAAATGGAAAGGAATCGCCGACTTCCAGCCGGGGGATGCGATCCTCTGCCGGCTCACGCGTCCGCTGGTTGCCGCGGCGTTCACGCTGATCCGGGGGAGGGTCGCCTGTCGCGTTCTGGGCAGGGCCATAGGTAAGGGACTGGTTGACCTGATACGCAAGGCTAAATCGCCACAGGATGCTCACCTGCGAGAGTTTGAGGCTTGGTTGGACGATTATGAGTCCAAACAGGTAGAACGCCTCAGGAGCAAGGGAAAGCACGCGCAGGCGGGGCTGCTGGTGGATAAGACAGATACCATTCGCGTGTTCATGGAGGATCTGGGTCCGGACGCCTGGGTTGAGGAACTCATAGTGGATATTGAAAAGCTGTTCGTGGACAACGGCGGATCGGCTGGGATGGTCACGCTGGCCACGGTTCATAAGAGCAAGGGTTTGCAATGGTCCCGTGTGTTTATTCTTGATGCTGGCGATCTGATGCCCTGCCCTTGGGCGAGGGGCAACGGCTGGGAGATGCAACAAGAGAAAAACCTGCAATATGTAGCGGCCACTAGGACGATGAAAGAATTGCGTTATATCACCACGTCTGACTTGAAAGGATAATCACAATGGCAGGAACCAGCAGGATCACCGATGTGTATTTCTTCCCCAATGGGAACACGGCGGTTATGAACTCCGAGGGTCAGCAGGTAGGAGAGTTGCAGCAGCCGTGGTTGTTGCTGTTCGCCAAGTTCATAGAAGCCAACGCCACGGAAGCATTGAAGGGGGATTTAGAGAAAATCCAGTGGCATCTACCATCGGGGCAGATAGCGGAGTTGTTCAAAGTGGAAGACGACTACAACTGGCGGGTGAAGTGAGCGGCCACCTCCACATCCGTCCCGCATGGCTGCTCCTAGGCGCAGCTCTCCTGTGGGTGATCCTGAGAGGTTGTTGATGGCCAAGGAACGAAAGTGCATCGATTGCGGAGCGTCGTTCGTCTGGGAGCGCAAACCGGGGATGAGTCCTAGGCGATGTGCTGAGTGTCATGCGATGCGGAAGCAGACTCGCAGCGGAACTGGGAACATGACACACCGCCCGATGGGACATAGGACGCGGCAGCAACACAAGCGAGTGCCGTATTGAGCAAGGCTCTCCTGTGGGTGCTGCTTCGAGGGTGCTAGATGTGGGCGGGAGGGGTGAATATTCACTCAGGTGGAGGAGCATTATTCATGATTGTCCACTTCAACTGCTTCAATTCGGCCGCGGGAGCATACCGGCTGATCCAGTCGGACACCTCACTGAGTGCGTTTCCACACTTTTTGCAACATTTGTGGGGGGCTACTGGCTTGAGCTGGTCGTTAGTTGCAGTATCACACTCCTCTGCAACTAACGCCTCTGCATCCGCTGGCAGTTCCAGCGTGTCCTCATCGAGGAGTAGATCCTTCTTGAGCATCTGGCCGTGGGAGCGTATCAGCCGCAGTCCCTGGGTCACGAGTTCAATCTGGGCGCATACCTCATGGGATCGGGGAGGATGGATGGTTAACAGTTCCCTTATGGCCTTACTAAGATCGGCAGCGGGAGCCACGGAATGCTGTAAGCAGCCAATGGCATAGTCATGGAGGTCGCGGTCGGATATGTCCCCCCACCAGAAGATAGTAGCTCCGAGGCGGAAGCGGAAGTGGCTCAGGGGAGCATCGGATGCGTCAACTCCCAAGGCCTCGATTGCTACATTGGAGACGGCGCCAGTGCCTGGGCGTGGGTCTCCTAGGTGCTTTATAAACTTGGACACGCGGGTGTTGTATTCCTGTATTTGCTCCCGGCTGGGCATTGTGTCTTGTATTGGTTCGTGGATAGCGATCCAGTGGAAATGCTTGAGGCTGCGCATGTACGGCTGGTTTTCCCAGAACCGTGCGATGCGCTCCTCAGCGAGGCGAGATGCACATTCCAGACAGGTCTTCAGCCGGCAGGTGCGATGCTGCTCCTCGAACTGGTCGTGGTGGTCAGGGCAGCGGTGGATGCGCTTGGAGCCGCAGTCCTCGGATCGCCAAGATTTGGAATCCAGTCCCACGGCGGCGAGGGCCTTGGCGCGTGGGGAGCGGAGCTGGCGGACGCATTGTGTCTCCGATTCCAGCGCGGCCATGATCTCCTCGTGCGAGGGCTCCGGCGCGCGGCAGGATTGCAAGGCGTCGAGGGAGGGGTCGTTGATTGAGGGGAGAGTGGGTAGGAATGACGTGCGAGGGGTGTTGCATGCGGCAGCTTGCATACAGAGTGGTGCTCCTATGTTCGGCGTTTAGCTCAGCAGAGGCCAGAAACGCCGGGGGGACGACAGCACGGGCCATCGTCCCACCTAATAGGAATTTCGACCACTCCTGTGCGATTAGACGGTAATCATATTAGAAATGGTTGTCAATATATAAATTTTACCTAGGTGTATTTTCTTGTTGCGGGGAGTATCCCTGGTGTGATAGGGTGGTGGCATGCCGAAGATCAAATATCAGGATATAAACTTCAAACCTGCATCCTTGGCCCTCATCGAGAAGGCCAACGAGATCATAGCAAGTTATCAGAGTCAGGGATATGACCTGACGCTTCGGCAGTTGTACTACCAGTTCGTCTCCCGCGACATCATTCCCAATACACAAGCTAGCTATAAGAACCTAGGCAGCGTGGTCAATGACGCAAGGCTGGCCGGGATGATCGACTGGAACGCGATTGTGGATCGCACCAGGGAACTGCGTGGACTGCCACACTGGAGTGATCCTAGCGATATCGTGGATAGTTGCTCAAGGCAGTTCAACATTGACAAGTGGAAGGATCAGAAGTATCGACCAGAAGTGTGGATCGAGAAGGACGCACTGGCGGGAGTATTCGAGCGCGTGTGTAATGAATTAGATGTTCCCCTGTTCTCCTGTCGTGGATACACAAGCCAGAGCGAGATGTGGGTCGGCGCCCAGAGAATGCTTCGTTATCGCAAGCAGAAGCAGACTCCGATGATCCTCCACTTCGGAGATCACGATCCCAGCGGAAAGGACATGTCGCGAGATATTCAGGATAGGCTGTGTCTATTCACTGGCCGGGAGATTGAATTTGAGCGGCTAGCGCTGAATATGGATCAGGTGAGGGAATATGATCCCCCACCGAATCCAGCGAAGGTTACGGACTCCCGAGCTAAGGGATACATCGCCGAGTTCGGGGACGAAAGCTGGGAGCTGGATGCGCTGGAACCAAGCGTATTAGAGGAGTTGGTACGCGGGGCCATTGTCAAGGTAGTGGATGAGGAGAAGATGGAGGCCGCTGATAAGGAGCAGGAACGCCATCGTGAGACCTTGCAGCTTATATCTGAGAGGTTCGAGGAGTGTGAGGAGTTGGTGAGGAATGAATAAGCCTAGGCAGAAGAAAATCCTTCCCCCGCCGGAACTCCAGGCGCGAGAGGTTCCGCTCTCCGATGAGCAAGTTGCGATAGAGGATTCACGCAGGGGGGATATCCACGCGACGACGATCCGCTGGCGGGATCTCGTGCTGGCGACCTGGCAGCTCGGGGATGATAAGAAGTATCGCGGGAGGCTGCCGGAGGGGCTCAGTTCCCAGCAGTTCTGGGCGAAGGTCACACGTGCGGCGGGCAGGCTGGCCGCGATGCGTCATGTTCATACCAAGGCTTGCTATAGCCGCGTTCCTGAAACTGAGGGTAAGGGAATGTATCTCAGTTGTGGTAAGACGCTGGAATCGCCGGGGGAGTATGCAGGCATGAAGGTGGGAGTGGCGGTGCGAGGGAGGGAGTGGTGGGTGTGGTCGGTGCGGAAGCCGGGGGCTAAGGATTTGGAAACTGAGTGACCGGGGGCTCGTTCCCCAGAACAGAAGAGGAAGGAATTTATGATTACACTTGATAGTTTTGCAGGAATGCATATTTCATCCGCCTGTAAAGAAGCGGTTGACCGCGCCAACTTGAACAAAGACGCTGTACGCTTTGAGTTCAATGGCACTGAAGTTATAGCTCACCCCGGCGATGATCCGGCTAAGTTAGAAGCGAAGTGGTCAGCCGATTTTGAAGTCGCTGCAAAGGCTTACCGCGAATCGCCCGAATATGCCGAACGCCAACGCCAGATTGCCGAAGAAGATCACCGCAAGCGCACCGCATCGCTGAAAAATAAAGCCAAGACAGAAGCCGAGATGCGCGAGGCTGAAAATCCTTGGCCCTACACAAAAGAGCAACTTGTCGAATATATCACTTCATTGCTTGACCGTCCGCACAATTACGGAACGTGTGTGTATGCCATGAGCCTTGCCGCTACCGCAGCTTTCAACTACATGGCCCATGAAATCGGCAGCACAGGATTTCAGGCATCATGCGCCGATCTGGATTTCATTCGCCGCTCTCGCGGCATAAAAGGCCCGTTCATGATCCTTAAAGCAGAGGACGCGCTTTATCCGCAATATAACCTGCCTGAGAAATTGGCCGAAGCAATGGAAGAGTGGAAGCCGTGGCTTAAGGAACAGGCCGCAAAGAATCTGACAGACAAAGACGGCGCACATCCGAACGTGATAGCGCACTGGAAAAAACTGGCTGAATAACCTTTGCGGGGCTCGTGCCCCCAGATAAGAGAGAAGAACAAACAATGAAGAATAAACACAATATCACTCCTGCGGCGGTTTCGGCTGCTGCGCGCGGCGACATGGACAACTTTATGGTCGCTATCACACCGGGCGGAATTGAAGCTCAGGAAGCAATGGGGCAAGCCGCTCTTGTTGGCACTCTTGGCATCCTGCCGAAAGAATGCCCTCGCCAGCAGCTTGAAAAATTGGGGTTCAAGTTTGGCGCGGATTCGGATGATCTGTTTGTTAACGTGACGTTCCCCGCTGGCTGGAGCAAGAAAGCAACCGACCATTCCATGTGGTCTGATTTGCTGGACGACAAGGGGCGCAAGCGTGGCGGCATCTTCTACAAGGCGGCTTTCTACGACCGTTCGGCGCACATGAGTCTCAATCGTCGCTATGTGGTCACATCCGAATACCTGAATGCTGCCGGGGAAAAACACGACTGGAAAAGCAACGCAGAGCCAGCAAAAAGGCGCATCGTGGTCGAGGATCGCGGAGAAAACAAAACGCTCTGGCAGTCTGAATCATATAGCCGCACGGATTACAAAACAGATGAAGCAGCCCAGAAAGTTGCGCGTGAATGGCTGGCAGAAAAGTTCCCGCAGCACGAAGATGAGACTGCTTACTGGGGCGCGTGATGTGGCTGGGGTTCCATGGTGGGGCCAGTGTTCAAGGGAGGATTTAAATTATGACAACACGTATCTACATCGACCGCAGCCGGATCATAACCCGTGAGCGTGAGTAACTATGTCTAAGCCACGCACAGAAGCGGAGCGGGAAGCCCACAAACTTTACATGAAGCAGTATCATGCAAAGCGTCGTGCTGCTGATCCCGAATACAATCGCGTCTTTCTTGAGAGACTGGCCAAGGTAGAGTCCATGAGCGCTCAAGATATACAGATGCGTAGGCGAGCCTCTATGAATTGGGGACATAAGAATCCAGATAAACGTCGCGCTCACTATCTAGCCAAATTGAAGAACCCCATCGAACAGCCTTGTGCCGTATCTGGATGCGGCAACAAGGCCGAGCGCCATCATCCAGACTATTCCAAGCCGGAAGAAATTGTGTGGCTGTGTCGAAAACATCACAAAGAGGAGCACTTAAATGAAAAGAGAATTCACGGATCGCTCAAGGATTCAAACTCGGGAGAGATGCCCCAGACGTTTTTGGCTGGAATATAAAGAAGCGGGCACCGGCATCGTGCCGAAGCGGACGCCGCTGGCCTTGGGCGTTGGTGGAGCTATCCATGAAGGCCTAGCTGCATTACTACAGCGTGGGCAGAAGCTCATAGATGATCCTCAGCCGGGGCTTGCATCTTGGCATATGGCATGGGGCGTGATTGAGGATGTAGCTGTCAGTGCTGCGCTGGCCGATTTCTCCGCGCACGCCTCCGGGCTGGAGCTGGATGCGAACGAGTCCGCCGCGCTGGGCGTGGTGCAGGCGGACGCGAAGCAGCTGGCCGAGCAGATGGTCGCGCAAGCGAGGGAGCTGGGCATGTCTGAGCAGGACATCGCAGGGATCACGCAGGGGGTGGATCCAGCGGTCGCGAGGAGTGAATTCGAGCGGTATCTCTTTGCTGAGCAGTCGGCGCTGGTCGAGGCGCTGGTCCGGGCCTACGCGAGGCGGAGGCTGCGTCCGCTGCTGGAGGAGTTCGAGGTGCTGGAGGTGGAGCGGGAAGGGAGCTGGAAGCTCAGCGAATGGGACGCTGGTATAGAGACAAGCGATGGTGGCCCGCGACCCTATCAGCCTGTTTACTACGAACTCTGGTTCATGTCCCGTCCCGACGCGCTGCTCAGGCATCGCCAGTCGAATGAACTCTATCTTCTGAGTTATAAGACCACCGGCGGCTGGGACGTGCGGAAGGCGAGGGACATTGAGCATGACATGCAGGGACTGAGTGAAGGGGTGGAGGTTGAGCGGCGGCTGGGGGAGTGGTGGGAGCATTTGACTTCAGCTCATCGTAACCTCTTGGATGTGGAGATCAGGGCAGTAGCTGATAAGTTCAAAACTACTCCAGCTATGATTCAATATCTGGAGGCATTGTCATCTGCGCCGCGCATCCATGCCATCCGCTACGAATTCCTGCTGAAGGGGGAGCGGTGGAAGGACAAGGAACTATCAGCGAGGCTGGGGATCGAGGCGCGGAGCCAGCAGAGTCATTTGATCCGGCAGTATGTGGCGACATCCACGCCCAAGAAGGGGGATGGTGGATACAGCGTAGGAGACGTGGCGTGGAGCTGGGATTTTTACAGAATTGAAGATAATAAAGACAGCAAACTCAGCTGGCAAAATTGGCACTCGCGTCCGGTGGAGGATGTGAAAGCGTGGATCGACAAGCTCGACTCCAGTGACCTCCTGATGTCCGGCGAGGACTCCACCGTAGGGCTAGCGCCGCGGCAGCTGGGATGGAAGTCCCAGGCGCAGGCGATGGGCGTCACGAAGGAGCATCCCTTGGAGAAGGTGTTCGTGCCGGCGGTGACGATATTCAGGAATGACGATCAGCTGCGCGACTGGGTAGAGCAGGTGGAACATGCGGAGCGGGAAGTGGCGATTCACGTCGCTGAGGTGAATGCCGCGAGCGATCCTGGCGAGAAGCGGTCGCTGTTGAATCGCTATTTTCCACAGGTGAGGCAATCCTGTGAATATCCTGGGACTTGTCCGTATGCGAGGGATCGAGTCTCCGTGTGCTGGGGCAGCGCGGAGATGCAGGTTGATCCCTTGGGGGTGGGCGGCGGGGAATACGTGCGGCGAGTGGCGAACCATCCGCAGGAGGTGTCGCATGACTGAAGTATATGTGCTCAAGGAAACCGACTACTACGACAACACTGGAATATCCGGAGTAACAACCCGCAAGGACGTGGCGGACTATTGGGAAACCCTTTCTGGCTGCTGGGTGGAGACCGCCACGCTTGATGATTTGTCGGATTACCGACTGGAAAGATTCAGGCCGAAGGAAGCGCAACCTGTAGACATAAAAAAGTAACCTTCCCCCACATTATGTAGTTGACAATGATTGTGGATAGGAGCTAGTATCGCATCCTCGAAGTAAACGGATTACACACTCATGCAGCAGTCAAAACATAAGTCTCATTGCCAGTGCGGATGCGGGAAGCAGTTTCGGCCCAAGGTGCGGTGGCAGAAGTACGCCACGATCAGGTGCAAGAACCGTGCGGCGGCTGCGAGGCTCCGCGAACGAGCGAGAATGAATGGGCATCAGGCGGTGAGTCGTGGCTAAGATTCTAATCAATAACTCTCATTATGTGGTTTCAACGCAGTACTGTACTAATGCAGTTGGTGGCAGCAATCCCGATGGAAAAACAGTCTTTATAAGACAAAAGAGAACCAACAAGGAGATACAAATTCCCATGAATATTTGGGAGAAGATAGTCATGGCCGTGGAGGAAAGAAATGGCTAAATCCATCTGCCTCTACGCCGCGACCGGCTGCTGGAAGTCCACGCAGATCAAGTTCTTCGCCCGCCGTATAGCCGAGGTCACCGGCAAGGCGACTCTTCTCCTGTCCACCGACGGCGGCGGCTGGGCCCCGTGCGAGCCGGAGATCATCGCTGGGATGATTATCCCGTGGAGGATGGAGACCGCCTACACGCCGCTGTCACTATTACGGAAGGTATCGCAGGGCTACTGGCCTAAGAACGTGGATCAGATCAACGAGGCCATTGCCAGCGGATTCGCCACTGGGCAGCTCGACCTTGAGAATTCCAGCATGGTTCCTATCGACTGGACGAAGATCGGAGGCATGGCCGTAGAAGGTCTTACCTCCCTGTCCGAGATGATGATGCGGTTCTTGCCGGACAAGGGACTCGCCGTGGGAGGCCAGTCTCGCAATGGTAACAACATGAGCTTCCAGCAAGGCGTAGTGGTGAATGGCGAGGCCACGCTGGAGACCTTCTCCAGCAATACGCAGGGCGACTATGGCTGGGTGCCCAATCAGATTTATGGGATTGTCAACAACCTGAACTCCCTACCATGTCACTCGATCATGTACACCGCCTTGGAGGCCAAGGGCAAGGACGATGATGGCAGCACGGTCTATGGCCCGGATCTCCCAGGGAAGAAGGCCACGGCCAAGTGTGGCCCGTGGTTCGGTGATCTTATTCATGGTCAGGATTATCCCGTGCCGAGAACAGTGAAGGTTCCCGATCCGGCGGATTCATCGAAGCAGATGGATCAGGTGGTAGTGGACGTGGCAGTGAGGATGTTCTATCGGAAGCATCCCGATCCGAGCACTGGGATACTATTCCCGGCCAAGCCGCGCTGTGCGCCGGAGAAGATAGCAGAGCTGGAAGCGGAGTTCCCCGGGGGATTTTTCACACCCACTACGGAATATGGGCTGGATCGCTACATGAGCGCAGTGGACAGGCTAGCGGCGGACGCCAGTCGCGGGGAATCGCTGCTGAACTGGAGAGATCGCGCGGACAAGCTCCTTGGGAGGAAATAGTTATGTTCTTATGCACAGAATGCCATGCCAAAACTGACTGCAAAAACAAGCAGCTAGAGGAAATTCCTTTTGGCATGAGCTATGGAAAATGTGAGAGCTGTGGCCAGACCAAGCCCTGCGCTGACTGCCACGGATAACCAAGTTCGCAACACAAGCCCGCCCCTGCGCGGGGGAGTCACACGCAGCGGAATCTTAAATTGAGGAGACATCATGGCAAGCAATCCATTCGCAACGGGCGGTGCGCAACCGGGAACGGCCGCGTCCCCCTTCGGAAACACCACCAACCAGCCAGCGACAGCGCCGAATGGCGTAACCGCTGCTCCACAGCCTGACAACCAGACCCAGCACGTCCCGGAGCCGCTGCCCTCGCTTGACGATCCGGGGCTCACCTCGGAATCGCTCACCGCGAAGGAAGGCGACGCCTTCGCAGCGCCACCGCCGGCGCCGGACGGAATCTACCGCGTTAAGTTGAAACTCCGGGGAGTGAAGGCCGAGGACGTGGGAGGCGCTGACATCTCGCAGTACACCAACGGCGCGGAGGTCGCACCGTGGGTTACGGGAGTGGCCAAGGACCGCCAGGGGAACGTCACCGGCACCTTCGCCAAGACGATCATGGACGTGCAGATCATCGATCCTAAGTTCCCGGAACTCGCTGATACCTATCTCCAGGTGCCGTTCAAATGGATGGACACGCGCAGTAGCCAGAAGGGACTGTCGAAGATCATGACGATCCTGACGCTGGCCGGGAAGCGTCCGGACGGGCAGCCCTGGGTGGTCGTGGGGCAGAATTACAGCCACCGTACGCTGATGGAGACGTTTGTGAAGTTCCTCGCCGGGGAGCCAGAGCTACTGGCCAGGTCGGAGTGGTCGGCGAGCTGCGATGTCTGCGGGCAGGCGGCGAAGGCGAGTGGCACGGCGTATCCCAAGTCCACCGACGGCATGAATCGCTTCCCGCCGCTGCCGGGTAAACCGGGGCAGTACTCACCGGACCTGCCGTGCCTGGTGAACCGCGCGCACGGCACGACCAAGGCGCGGGCGATGGTGGTGCAGTATTACTCGCTGGATTACAAGGCGAAGTAGCAAGATTAGGGATGCTCGGAACGGCAACGTCCGGGGGCGTGGGCAGTAACACGACGTAACCATCCCTGATGATTCCGCCATCAGTGCTCATTCTCTTTGGGTTGCGCTGATGGCGGGATTGATATAGCGCTCTCTAATCAGAGGGTTATATCAATCTAAGTAATACATAACAAAAGGAGAATACTCATGGACATCGCATTGTTGCTGGAGTCCCACCGCACCAACCTGCTCAAAGACCTGAATGGAAGACTGGAAGGCCATCATAATCTAACGCCGTATCAGATAGTGGAGATTTGCTACGACCGCGCCACAATCAAGACGCTGCTGGACAATATCAGTAATGGACAGCAGCCAGCCGGTCACGCAGTCACCGGAACGAACACGACCACCATCACCACCCGCAGGGTGAAAGCCGGGAGCAAGAAGGCCCGGGATCGCGCGCTCAAGGCGGGGGAGACTCGGCGCAGGAACCTAGCGGCGAAGGCGGGTCAGGGGAACCTTGCTCCGGCGGGCGGGGCAACCAACTCCAACGAGTCGGAGGCCACATTCCGCAGTGAAGGCGGTGGCCAGTGAGCACAGTCAATGAACTGAAGCGACAGGCCCTAGATGCCGTAGAGGGCCTGTACTCTGCCTGTGAGCGAGATGTGGAGAAGTTGGAAGCTAAGGTGCTGGAACTGGAAGAGGAGTTGGAAGAGATTGATGAAGGTGAAAAGATTGATCCTGATCCTGAGTGGGGAAACTGCCGTCGTGGATGTCCTCCAGCATTTATCAACAGCCGTGGGTTCTGCTCCCCCGCCTGCGCGATGGGAGCGCCGAGGGGAGAGTTCGTCACGCTCAACGCCAGCACGGTTGTCAGCGCGGCTGGTGGATTGTTCGGCAGCTAGATGCCGCCGCGATCAGACCTCCATCCCCGAGGCAGCGGTTACCACTCCGCCAAGGAGCTGGAGAGCATCCGCCTCGTGGCGAGGCGGGATCAGGACTCGCGGATTACGGTCTGCGCGGACTGCGGGCGGGAGCGAACCAACATAAAGCGTCACCGGGGGAGTAAACAATGCAAGAAGCCAAGAGCGATTACGACCTGATGGATGAGGGACTGGCGGAGGAACAGGTCGCGAGAGCCGAGACTCCACCGCCGTGCAAGTTCACCACCGGTTGCGCCGGGACGGGAAAGACCTACAACGCGGTGAAGGCCGTGCAGGCCGATCCCAGCAGCGGCATCTTGAGTTCCACCACCGGAATCTCCGCCGTGAACCTCGGCGCAATCACGATCAATAGCCTTCTTAAATATAGTGATGTGAAGGTGATGCGCGATCACTTCCTCACCGGGGCACTCTCCCGCGTGCTCCATCCACTCGCGAAGGCCCATCGCTGGCTGGTCATAGATGAAATCTCCATGTACGGCGGCGACGCGCTGGACATTCTCTATCGCGCGGTAGAGGAGGCGAATCGCTACGTGGATGTACCGGAGCCGATGGGGATACACATCATCGGGGATCTAGCGCAGCTACCGCCGGTGAGGGCGCCGTGGGTGTTCACCGCCGCGTGCTGGGAGCGGTTCCGGGAGAACACGGAGACATTGACCAAGGTGTGGAGGCAGGGCGACACGCGGTTCCTCTCGGCGCTGAATCTAGTTCGCTGTGGTGAAGGAGCTGCTGCTGCCGAAGCCCTGACCTCCCTCGGAGCAGTGTTCCACTCTGCGCTGGACACTGAGTTCGACGGGACCACGATCCTGCCGCGGAACGATCAGGTCTAGCGCTACAACGCGCTGGCGCTGGATCGAGTGCCGGGGAAGAAGTTCAAGGTGACCTCCCGCCGCTGGGGCCAGCAACGCAGCGAGTGGGGCCAGAACATCCGTACGAAGGAGTGGGGGATCCCACCGGAGGTGGAGCTGAAGGTCGGGGCGTATGTGATGCTGCTGGCCAATCACTCAGAATTTGAATGGGTAAACGGAGATTGTGGCTGGATAGTTGCCTATGGAATTGATGGCCCGGATACATGGATTGAAATCAGGCTGGTAAGAACTAACAATGTAATTAGGCTTATGCCGCTGGTGCGCGGCGTAGAGTCCTCCGACCGTCCCGCCAGCTGGAGCTCCACCGCGCAGAAGGTCCCGGCATCGCAGGATGACGGTGGCTGGCTCCCACGACCGCACTACCGCAGCCGGGTGAAGCGGTATGTGAGTGGGCAGATCAGTTACTTTCCATTGCGGTTGGCTTATGCTACGTCGGTTCATAAGAGCCAGAGCCTCACCTTGGACAGAGTACAAGTGGACTTCCGGAACAACTTCTTTAGTCAGCCAGCCATGCTCTATGTTTCTTTGAGCCGCTGTCGCTCACTCCAGGGACTGCGGCTCGTGGGGCAACCTGAGGTGTTCGCCAAGCACTGCAACTTCGATGAAAGGATTCGTGAATGGTTATAGATTAACGGACGCTGGGGGAATGGGGGTAATGGAAAAGAAGATGACGGAACTTACAAACGAAGAATTAGCGCGGTCTATCAGAATGGCGCACCGGAGCCACAATCTTACCTGCCGCGCAGATGAGTATAACGCGATGTGGGCAGAGTTATTGAGCCGCATTCCAAAGGGGGCCGCAGTCTCAGCCTCTCCGCAGCCTCCGAAGTTGATGATAAGCCGTGGCGGAGAAATCCATGAATGGTGTCCTGATTGTCGCGGCGATTGTTGCTCACCCTATAAGCCTAAGCCCATCTCAGGCGGAGCATCCACAGGGGAGCAGCCGCCTACGTCAGAAATGGCAGAAACTTTATCGCGGATAGCCGCACAACCATCTACGGAATGCCATTTTGGGGCTTCGCATCCCTCTGGGCCATCCGCGAAGCTCTGTGATTTTCCTTTCACTGAAAAATGCTCTCAATTTGAGGCTTGCGTTCGAGCGAACAGATGCTTAAAGAACCTGCCTGAGCCATCCGCGCCCAAGGTTGAGCCGCTGATTTCCGATTACGGCCCACAAGATGAAGCAACGGAGACGGCCTCCGCGCCCACACTCACAGAAGCAGTTCATAAGGCTTACCAAGATGTTCTGGGCGACAAAATCCCCTACATCAAAGGGCAGATGGATCACAGCGTAAACAAGGCTGCTTACGAACTGTGGTGCGTGATTGCAGAGCTTGAAAGAATCGCCGCCGCGACCTCCGTGGCAGGAACGCAGCCCACTCCACTTTGCCCGCATTGCGACCCCGAAGATACCGAATACCAAAAACAAGCGTGCAGATGCGCGGCCCAAGGTACGCCACAGGTGGAAGCACTGGCAGAAGATATTGTGTTTCACTTTGGCGTTCAAGGCAACCCGCTAAACCTAGAAGCTATGCGTGAATTTCTGAAGTCGCACTTACCCGGCGCACCCGCTCAGCCGGGGCCGGAGGAGAAGAGATGATTGACGATCTCGGAAAGCTATCGAAGCATTTGGACGAAGTAGCAAGGAAATGCGATTCAGAGGCGGGAGAAGAAATCATGAGTGACGTTACAAGAAGAAAGCCACGGGAAGCGCAAGGAACGCCGGAGCCGCCGACGCGCAACCTAAACGAAGTACGTGAGGATATTGGCGATGCCATTCAAGCACTACGATCAGGTTGGCCAGCGAATGATGTGATTTCAATACTGCAAGAGTGCAACGATTCGCTGGCGCTGGCCGGGCCGCAGAACGGGCAATGGTGGGTAAGGGTGGAAGATCGGTTGCCAGAAGATGATTCTGATGTTTTTGCGGCAATATGGTGGCGCAATGGCGACAATCCCGCATATAGCCACTACGTCATCCACGATTGCTCCTATTACGAAGGCGGCACCGGATCAGGGCAGAAGATATTCACGGATTGCGAAGGTGAAGAGTTCGAGCACACCGACGTGTCGTACTGGATTTACAAGAAAGATTTAGCCGCTGCGCTCCCCGCTCCACCTACCGGGGACGCGCCAACGGAGAAGAAACTGTGAGCCATCGCCACAAGCCGCAGTCGTGTGTTGGCTGTCCGTGTCATGACCATGGGAACGATTTCTCCGCCGTGGAAGGCACAGGCTCAAGCGGAGTTATGTTCGTTGGCGAGGGCAGCGGAGAACATGAGCAGCTGGATCAGCTTCCATTTCGACCCTATGCTCCCAGTGGAGCTGTGCTAGAACGCTGCCTGCGGAGAATGGGACTGGACAGGAAGCAGTTCTCCATCACCAACTGCATTCGCTGCCGGCCGCGGAAGAACTGGTTAGAGTCGGCGCCGTGGGAATACTCCGCGCTCCGCCAGTGCAGGCCGAACCTCGACTCTGCGATTGCGCAGTACCGTCCGAGGTGCATTGTCGCTCTCGGAGGAGTGGCGCTGCGGGAGCTGACCGGGGAGGCTGGCGAGGCGAGGGGGGTAACGCATCTTGCGGGCTACATCATGCCATTAGCATCACAGACATCAGAACACTCAGTAACCTCGCCAGATGATGCGCCTTGGGCCACTAAGCGAATTCCAAACGTAGGAGCCATTCCAACTATCGCTAATTTCCATCCAAGCTACCTCCGCCGGGGCAAGGCCTCGCACCAGGGAGTGTTCTCGCGGATCATCCAGCGGGGGCTGGTGGTCGCATCAGGCAGGGATAGGAATTACATGTGGGGGGTCGATCCTGATGACTCGGCGACATGGCAGCAGCCGGACGGATCACGCTTGCAATACTGGACTCACCCCACGATGGACCAGGCGCGGTCAGTGTTGCGCTACCTCGAAGACAATCCCAATCTCCCGGTGGCCAAGGACATCGAAACCAGTGAATCATCATCGCTGGATGAGGACGCTCGGGAGGGATTCAGCGACACCGAGGTGCGACTGTTCCAGCTTAGCTACCAGCCCGGGACCGGGATAGCGATTCCCTACACGGGAGAGTTCAAAGACATCGTGAGACGAATGCTGCATCTCAGGAACCCGTTCTATGGTCACAACTGGGACAACTTCGATCATAAGGTGTTGCGCGCAGCCGCGGCACGTGAGGGATGGACGTATGCGCCAACACAACGATGCTTCGACACGCTTGATATGTATCATCATTGGCAGCCTGACCTACCTGCTCATCTCCAGTTTTGCTCTAGCTTTATCAATTTTCCTTTCCCTTGGAAGCATCTGGCCGCTACTAATATTGAGTTCTATGGTATTTGTGACGTGGATGCTGATTTACAACTTGGACAATTTCTTGAACGGACGTTGAAAAAGGACAATTTATGGGGATCAGGCAATGAATATTCCCTGACCACGGGCTACACCGGACAGGAGCGCGAAGTCCGGCCAGTGCTGGCTGCGATGGAGGATCGCGGGGTGCCGATTGATGACGCGGCGAGGATCAGGCTGGGAGCGGAGTTCGAGGCCGCACAGCGGGAACTTGGCGCTGCATTGCTACCGAGGTTCCCGGAGTCGGCGAAAAAACTGGATCCCTACAAGACATTCCCGCCGGAGTTGAAAAAGCTGCCCGAGGCTGAATGGTCGAAGCTGTTCCGGGAGCCTGACAAGTGGAAATGCAAATGTGGTCGTGAGAACAAGATGGATGCTCTTGCCTGTGGGAAGTGCGCACGGTCGCAGGACGATGGAAAGATAAAAGCTGGGAAGTGGTATCGCTACGGCCAGCGTGAGGTGGATGAGGCAGGGCTGGACGCTGGAGGGGAACCCACGCTGGTGAAGGCACTCCGCTGGTGCTACATCCCGGAGTTCAATCCTAACTCCGGCAAGATGCTCATCGAATATATGAAGGCGATGGGGCATAAGGTTCCTAAGTCCAAGATCGAGGACGATGAAGGCAACCAGAAAGACACCACCGCGGCGAAGGAACTCCAGCGCCTGGCAGTGAAGACCAATGATGACTTTTACCTGAAGGTGATCGAGTACCGCGGGCTGACGAAGCTGCGCGGAACCTATGTCGATGGCTTTCGTCCGGGGAGCGATGGCCGGGTGCATACGACGTTCACGTTTCAAACGGCGATTGCGCAACTCTCGGCCAGGAATCCGAACACAACTAACATTCCTAAGCTCAAGCCCACTCCCGCGCTGGCCAAGGCCATCCGGGGCATGGTACGTGCGGACGATGGCTGTGTGTTGGCTGAGGTGGATTTCAAGTCCTGCCACGTGATCACGCTGGGGCTGCTGGCCAATGATCCAATTTACACGCGTCTTGGCAGGTTGGACATTCATAGCGCTGTGGCTGGCCATTTCCTTGGACACTGGAACCTGAAGGAGATTATCAATGAAACGGATGAACAACTCCTTGCTAGATTTAAATGGCTTAAGAGCGACCCGGAACGCAAGCGTGTCCGCGATGACCAGGCCAAGCATGCAATCCTCGGAATCGGAAATGGACTCCGCGCGAAGGGACTATTTGAACGATATATGGAGTCGTTTCCGCCGCGAACGTGTCCATCCTGTGGAGGAACCACTAGAGTCGCTGGCGTCCGAGGACTTAAGAGATGTCCTATGTGCGGAGGAACTGGACGGCAGTCTGGATTAGGCATCGCGGATTCAATTTTGTCAATGTGCGAGGAAGACCTGTTCGGTGCGGTGTTTATATATCAGGAGGAGCAGCGCAAGGAAGCACATGAGACACAACGCCTGCGTACCCCCTTCGGTCATCAGCGGAGGTTCTACGAGGTCTATCGCTGGGATGGTCGCAAGGGGATCTGGTCGCACGGTGATCAGGCAGAGGAGGCAGTCGCTTATCGCCTTGCCAACACGGCTCATGCTCATATGCGAGAGGTTATGAAGGAGCTGGCGCAGCAGGGGCTGGATGAGAAGTATGGCCTGTTCAACATGGTACACGACTCGCTGATGTTCCACTTCCCGGAAGCGTTACTGGAGTCATTCCCCCGGGAGGTGTTCCCGGTGATGACCGCCGAGTCCAAGGTCATGCTGGGACTGTGGCTGGGAGTGGAAGGTAGCTGGGGTAAACGATGGTCAGAGATGAAAGACTTGGAGACTCCCACGGTGAATCCTGCTACACTGCCCGCAATGGAGGCCACCACTGCATGTGTTGTGTAGGAGTTCATTGCATACGCTGTCATTCACCGCTGGCGCCGGTGCTCTACGACGATGACGGAACCATGCTGGTGTGGATATGCGGATGTCTGGCTTTGGGGTCATTTAATGATCGTCCTCGCGTAACCGCGAGATATTGGGACAAGAACGGCCCCGCTCCGGCGTGGCTGTTAGAGGAGGCATCAATATGATAGACACCAAGGGATTTCTAGCTAAGTGTAAACAGGCCGCGATGAACCTGGGCCTGAGCTGGCCGGGGTACGTGGCTGCTGAGGCTGCGCTGGAATCGCGCTATGGAACGTCGCAGCTGGCCGTTCAAGCCATGAACCTCTTCGGCATGAAAATGCACAAAGGTACTCCAATCGAGGACACGCTGGCCCTCCCCACGAAGGAGTTTATCAATGGCCAGTGGATATCCACCGTGGCTCATTGGATGAAATACCCTGACTGGGAGGCGTGCCTACGCGACCGCCAAGCCACGCTCCTGCGACTGGCTCCTACGTATCCCAGCTATCAGGCCGCGTTAGATGCGAGTGATGGAGAGACCTTCGTGCGGGAAGTGTCATCCACGTGGAGCACCGATCCCCATCGCGCGGACAAGGTTCTGGAGATTTACAACGAGAACCAGGATGTGCTGGCCTAATTTATGTACACAAAAACAGTTAGTTTAGAAGATCGCTTCTTGAGTAAGGTGTCGCCAGAGCCAAACACCGGATGCTGGCTATGGATGGCCAATGTTACTCCTAGCGGGTATGGGATGTTTCAAATTGGCAGCTATAAAAATGGAAAAATGGTTCCGGCTCACAGGGTAAGCCATGAATTATTTAAGGGCCCGATACCTGAAGGTCTAGAGATAGATCATCTGTGTCGAACTCCAGCCTGCGTTAACCCAGATCACATCGAAGCCGTTACTCGACAGGTGAACATATTGAGAGGAACAAACACCTGTGCCATAAACGCAAGAAAAACGCATTGTACTAAAGGGCATGCTCTAATTGGAGATAATGTTCGTATCTGGAAGGGGTGGAGAATATGCATAAAGTGTAACTCCATGAGGGGTAGGAAATTCCGGGAGAGGATGAGAAATGAATAATTTTGTCGATCAACAACTGCCCATCGGACTGGTACTCGTGTTTGTGCAGAACTGGCTCAAGCAGCAGTCTTGGTTCCCTTGGCTGAACTACCAATCCACCAAGGCCAATCACGCGTTCGCGATCATCACCACTGGCCTCGCCACGTTCGGCGTTCACATCTCTCACACCGGGACATTCGTCTCGGGAGGCTCCGTCCTGCTGACCTTCCCCGCCGGAACGGTGATGCTGGCAGGGCTGTGGCACTGGATACAGCAGTATGCCGTGACCAAGGGAGTGTACACGGGACTGCAATCGCAGTTGAATCCGCCAGCCGCGCAACAGCCAGCAGCGGTGGTTGAGACTAAGGATTTGAAGAAATGAGCGGAGCCGCATACAACACGGGCAACTCTAAACAGGATTACGAGACTCCACTTGATTTCATCGCAGCAGCAGAGAAGCGATTCGGCAAGCTGGACTTGGATCTGGCGGCTAGGGATGACAACAAAAAAGCTCCTGCTTATTTATCAGACTCACTCAACACAGACTGGCCTACAGATAAATTGTGTTGGCTCAATCCACCATTTGCACGAGTCGAACCGTGGGCGAGGAAGTGCCATGAGTCGGGCTCCAAAGTGTTGTTCCTCGTCCCTGCTAGCACCGGATCAAAGTGGTTCATCGACTACGTATTCATGAAATCGCTGGTGCTGTTTCTGTACCCGCGCATTCCATTCGATAAGACTCGGCCCAAATGGGGATTTCCTAAGGACTGCATACTGGCAGTCTACGGAGGCACCCCCGGATTTGAAACTTGGAAATGGAAATAAAGGAGATGAAAGCATGATCCAACGCAAGCACTTACTCACTGTGATGCTGCCATTACTGGTTTTTTTAATGGCCATAACGGAAGCTAGCTGTCGTCACAACATCCACCCCGGAGCAATATCCAACGTGGATTCCAATGCCTACGACTCGCTGCTGGTGGCGCAGGCCGCGCTCGACGAGGGCAGGAAGATCATCGCCGAGAAGCCGGAGCAGTCTTACAAAGACGCCTTCAACAAGGCTGTGGCGGTCTACAACCAGGCCGAGGCTGACTGGCAGCTCTATCATTCAACCAAGGATCCAGCCCTCGCCACGAAGCTGTCCGGCGAGATCGCCGATGTTATTAAATCCGTGGCTGACATGCGCACGGCATTCGGAAAGAAGGTGGGACAATGAACCCAGCACTGACTAACTTGCTCAATATCCTGTCCATCGCGGCCGGTGCGGTAGCTGACACCGCCAGTGGGAAAGTCTCCGATGTCGGCGAGATCGCGGAGTACATCCTACGAATCGCCAACGCCAGCATCATGGCGTATGAGGCGCAAACCGGGAAGCCGATTGATCCGGCGCTGTTGAAGCCGGAAGCTCCGATCACGTAGTCGCGGGGGAGTTGTAATGGGAAATTAAATCAGGGGCCAGTGGATGGCCCCTTTTACTATGCAGCAGGTTTGGGCGGTGGAGGTGGCGGGTTCTTGGGCGGTTGTGGTTTTGACTCTTGCCAATTCGGCGGTTTTGGGGGTTGTGGGCCACCTTGATCATCTAATCTGTGCTGAAGCATTTAATTCTCCTTTTCTGGGTCGATGGTAAGATATCACTCGCTTACATCCGTTCTTTTGCTCAAACAGCAGGTCAGCCAAGGTCTCTCCATATTTCCAGTCCACTGTCGAGTAGCATATCTTCGATGGAATGGGCTGCATGCGCGCAGGCTGAATGTCGAAGTCGGTGTTCGGTTGAGAGGGCGCCAGTATTAAAACATCTGAGTAGGGCACGATGTTGCTGGCTAGCTGATGATCACGAATCCCGTACCCGGCCACGATTCCTGCGGCGAGTATCACTGGCATCCCGATCCACACCGTTACTTTCCCCCTGGGGCGCATCGCCGGTATCGAGGTCACAGGCTCGCTTGAGCCGGGAGATGTCGTGATTGACGGACTCCTGCCAATCGGTGAAGGTCTTTCTCTGAAGGTCGTGAGCAGCCATAAAGCGTTGATAGTGATACTTGAAAACCCAAACGCATACGCCACCCATTCCCACCAGTATAGAGTTAAAAATGTCATGCCACATCGCCTTTCCTTCCCGCTACCTGAGTTACTTCTCCTTAGTTACCCACTGCGCGGGTACACTTGCTTCCTACTTATGAATCGCTGCATAGATGCCTATTAACACTAAAACCAGTCCTGCTGCCGCCACCAGGAACCCCCAGCCCTGTTTGAGTCCCTGCCCGGTTCCTTCACCCTTTGTGACTCTATTTTCCAGCATTCCGATCCGGTCGATCAATGCCTGATGTGCTGATGTATATTCGGTACGCGGCAGGAATTTGACCTCCCGGTCATCCATCGCCTGCCGCCACTCATTTGCACTATCCCTCCACTTCTCGGAGTTATATTCCGCCTTGTTGACCGCTGTCTCAGCCGATGTCAACGCTGTGGATACTGCCTCCTTCTGACCGTTTAGCAGGGCAGTGAAATGAATGTACAGCGTCTCCAGAGTCCAACCGCTGGCACTCTTTGGCTCCGGCGTCATTCGTTCTTATTGGCAAAGTATATTCGATACTTCAACCGCGCCTTGCCATCTCCATTTCTTTCCCATTCCACGCGGAACTTCAACCCATGAATGATACCCAATAGGAGGGATATGATGGTAACGTGTCCCACTTCCATCATGCTCATCATGCGAAGGTCACAGTCAGGTTGTTGATCATTGCCTTGTACGGCTTCGCATCTCCAGTCGCGTCGAGCTGATACGCCGCGTTGCAGTACGGCTGGTTCGTCGTGCTCTGGCTCACGGGATGGCTGAAGGTCACAGGAGTCGCCACTCCGTCCACGATCACCTGCGTGAACTGCACCGTCTTGTCGTCGCAGGTTGCGTCCAGCTGGAGATGTGTAGGCTTCCCAGCGGTAACTGTCGCTTTCACTCCCAGCGGGATCCAGACTTTCTTCACGTAGTCGAATCCCCGGATGACCCAGCCTCCAGTGATCGGCAGGAGCTGCGGCCCAATGTTGATGACCACGCCATTGGATTTACGAATCTGGTAATCCAACTCCCCGGCCTGCACGTTCGCGAGAGGGTCGAATATGTAGTCACAGGAGATGGAGAAGTTCTTGGCTGTCTCCATGAGGGATTTCTGGTCTGAGGTCAGGGTGGAATACAGCCGGCGCAGGCAGTACACGTTGTCGGATTCACCACCTACCAGCTTTGTTGGCTTGAAGTCGGCGGTCGCGGGTGATCCCGGCACAATGGCCACGGTGCCGTGTGGTCCGGTCTTCGGCGATCCAGGTGAACGCGCTTCGTACCACAGCGTCTCCGGCATCACGGACTGGATGTTCGAGATCGTAACCACCTTCGGAGCTGTAAGCTCTGCGATCTGCTGTTTCAGCGCGGCGATCTGCTGATCCTGCGCGTCGGCCAGCGCTGCCGCTGCCGTGGCGTCGTCAATGATCTTCTGAAATTCCGGTTTCACAAATTCCTTCTTCCTGCGCCCGTAGGGTATCTCTCCGTGACCGTTGCACCTCGGACACTTCCGCATCTTTTGTACGTTGACCCTGAGCATGAGTATGTGAGCTGCTGCATTATCTCACCCTTCACCCTTTGATGACGAACCCAAAGACGTGCCAGCCGAGGAGGAATATCAGGATTCCCAGCAACAGATGCCCACCGAACGGACGCCAGTTGCCGGGAGCGGGCTGGTACATCCAGCCTCCGAATAGAACCCACACGATGAACAGAAACCAGAACAACATGCTTATTGGCATAGATGCCTCCTTTTACTATCTCGCAAAACATCTCAAATATAAGATGTCGCTGGCCACCCACGCGGCAGCGACGAACGTGGAGTTGAAATTTCCGATTGTAGCGGTCGTGGTGGAGTCCGCTGTCTGTCGGCAGTAGTTCACCGTTGCCGAGAACGTGGTCTTGTCCTGGCAGGTGCAGTTCCATCCGTTCGTGGCCGTGGGTAGGCCTATGACTCCACTGGTGGCCGTGCCTCCCGTGCCTACGTTGATCTCGAATGCAGCTGTGCCGTTCGGCTGCACGATGGATGGTGTGGTGCCGAAGCCGGAGGAGATAGTGGGAGCCGCGTTAGACAGTAGAAGATTAGTTTCTGTGATGGTCGTTGCTTTAATACTATTAGGCGTAGTCGTCCCGATAGGCGGAGGACTGAGTAAATCCAAGTTTCGCACTACTGGAGAAAACGCTCCGTTGTTATAGGAACACTCCAACGCATGCGCCGTGGAATCTCCGTAGCATACATCTGTTGTTGCTCCCGCCGCTGGAGCCGTGGTCTCACCGAATACATGAAGCGATTCTTTTATGCCGCCAGCAAAACTACCCTGTGCTCCTGTGCCTACACCAAACAGTCCCGCCGATATGCGAGACAGGTTTGTATCTAACCCCGCAGCGCCGGGACTGACGTTTGAGGAGAATCCAAAGGAGTGTCCCGATCCCAGGCGAAAGTCGCTGGCGGTCAGGAATCCTTTAGTGGCATTGCCTACTGACCAAAGAATTCCACTGCCCGCCGCGAAGAACATTCCGGTTGTCGGATCGGATGCTTCACCATAACTTGTTGCGGATGTGCCTCCGTCCCCAGCCACGAATGATATAGACTTGCAAGGCAGTCCCGCGCTACAGATAAGCTGATTGGTTCCGGTTCCGCCATTAAGCACTGCCGCTCCAACGGAGTTGGCATAGCTATTTCCGGTGACGGTGTAGTTGTTGGCCGTTCCTGCCGTAATCTCCACATTGGCCTTGGGCAGGTTGGCGGGTGCTCCATTTGATATAGCGAATGTACTATTAAGAATAGAGAAGTTTCCGATATTGGCAGCGGCGAAGAAATCGCTGAATGTGTTGTTTGCAGCCTGACTATTATTGCCGAAACGTGCACCGTTGATCGTAAGATGTCCGTTAGTGCTCAGGCCTGTCAGCCGCACTCCCTCATCCTGGTTCAGGTAAAACAGTCCTCCAGTCCAGGTAATGCGGGTGCCCGCGTTTACCAGCATTCCTATAAGCCCGGACTGTGCCGTGGCGTTGGAGAAGTCCACGCCCTGCACGGAGTCGATTACGATTGGGGTCTTGGTTACGCCGCCTTCGAAGGTTGAACTGTTGATCTTGATGTTTGATGGCGGGTTACCGGCGGCCACCTGCTCGAAATGTAGTTGTACTGAATCTGATCCTCCCCATGCGGCTTCTATATTGTCTAAGTGAATTGAATCGCTCCCGTCCTTCATACAGAAGAAAGCGTCACTGTAAGCGGGGCCGTTAGAGATGGATAGGATATTAGTGAAACTATTTGACGCTACAGTCCCAGTTGGTACTCCGCCATTCGATATTCCGCAGTGAAAGGCCGCTCCCGAACCACCGCCCTGAAATATCATCTTGTCGAATAGGTTATCGCCTCCGGTAGAGATGGTGTCTAGATTGATACCGTCCCAGACCGGTTCGACCCAGATTTTCTCGAAAGTGTTATTGCCGCCCTGAACGTGAAGTCCTACTCCAGCACTGCGCACCACAGAAGATGTAACCTTGAACTGGCTGAAGTGATTAGCCGCTCCGGCAGCGGTTACTTTAATAATGTCGGCGGTTCCTGAGTTTGTACTGAAGATTGTGTCGTTCCAGCTCGCGCCTTCGATGGTGGAGCCATTGGCAGACCAATTCACGCAAGGGTTCTGAGTACATCCGACTGTGACATCACCGAGTAAATGGCGAACCTGATTAGTGCCTTCTGTCCACGTACCAGCACAAGCCTGTGCTCCAGTCAAGGCCAGAGCATTACAAACTCCGCCTCCCGATGCCAGCAATGCGGTATCGCAAGCGGTCATCTTCGCGCAGAAATCCGCCCCGGCAATCTGATCGACAAATAAATATGAGGCCGTGTTCAATGTCGTGAGCGTGGTCAGGCCCGGAACTGAGAGCGTTGCTGGTACTAGATTAGGCGCGAAATCGTTAATGGTTAGCAGCGTCGTGTTAACGCTTGCATTGCGGGAAAAGAACTTGCAGTTAAACCCTGTTCCGTCACCACAATAAAAAGCTAAGGCGGTAGGGAATGGGCCTTGCACTAGCCATCCGGGGGAACCCGCACTGGCCGGCAATCCCGTGGTTCCTGTCGGGTTCAAGCTGGAGGTCACCGGATTGGGAATGTTAGAGTTCGGCAACACTCCCGTCACATCCGCAGCTAAATTTACAGTGTTGCATGTCGGTGGCAGTCCATTGTTCAGCACGCGCACGAACTGGTTCACGCAGGTTCCAGTGCCAGAGATGGTGGCGGGGATGTTGGAACCGGTGACTGTGCCGTTGGCGTTGATGTTCCCGTCCGCTTGAAGATTGTTGACGTGCGTGGTCTGCGCGGACGCTGTAGCCATCAGCACCAGCGCGAGGATAATTCCAATAAGTCTGTTCATTCGTCTCACAATGCCTGCTGCGGCCCGGTGGCGATGAGGTTAGTCCCATCGAACACCCCGGCCTGCGTGTTGATCGTGTTGGCGGTTGTAATCAGGGGGGTGAATCCCTTGATGTTGGCGGGGTAGGCGAACGTGCGGCCTCCCACGGCGTCTTCGATCAGTTTCAGTATCACGGTCGCACCTATTGGAATGCCGCTCAACACCGGAGCGGTCACGTTCCCCGTGAGTGTCATTTGAAAGGTGATGACCGGGACTTTGCTGTTCACTCCCGGCCCTGCAAGGGCGGGGGTAGCTGAGAAAGGGACGATGGTGAACACCGGCCCACCGCCGGAGGTGACGAGCGACGCCGCCGCCGCTTGCAGGGCCGCGCTAATATCCTGGTTGTTCCCGGTGATGGTGATGAGCGTGTTGAATGACACTGGCGGGATCGTGCTGCTGACTACATTGAAGCGCCATTGTGACGGCGTGGGGGTGATGGTGTCGTTCCCTGCGAGTGGCATCGACATCGCGCCGAAGGAATCCGTGAACCCTGGGACTACGATCTCAAACTGTCCTTGGGGGACGCCACCGCTGGTGTACGGCCCCGCACCAGGAACAGCGTTCTGTCCCACGAACGAGGCTATGATCTGCGAGTTCACGTAAGGATTACCCGCTGGATCTCGAACTGTGGCCGTCACCAGAGTCATCAGTAAACGCTCGCAGTGTAGGCCCCGCCCCCGGCGGCTGCCTGCTGGAATATGCCGTTCGACGCCGGCATGTCGAAGGTGATGACGGTGTTCACCGCCGTGTTGGCGGGGATGATGCCGATGATCGTGCCGCTGGCTGCGGAGGCGTTGTCGAAGAACACGATGGCGTTGGCTCCGATTAGCGTGGTGACCAGCACCTTGCACAGCCGCGATTGCTGAGAGCGGAGGGCTATCCCTGCGACGGCCTGCGTGTTGGTGACCGCCACGGTGAGGTCTCCGCCTCCGGAATATTGATGGACTGGCATGGGATCTATTGCCCGCCTTTCTTAAGAGATTCAGTAATAGCTTCTAACTCGCTTGCCGATGAGTGTAGCGGTCGTCCTCTGGCATCATTCACAACATAGTATGGGCGATTGAACCGGCGAATATCATGCACTATCCAGTTGCGTGGTAGTCGTGCCCGTGCGTCCTTAAGTGCTACTGGATCATCTGGTGGAGGTACTGAACGCTTAGTCTTGGCCAATGGCCCCGCTGTAGGCTTAGATTCTATAGCTGCGGCAGGTTTCTTCCCCGCACCGAATTTCAATTCCAGTGATTTCTGTATCGCACGAGACTGCTCGGCGGGAGTCAGTTCGTTGAACTTCCTCCCGGGGAATAGTTCCTCGGTTGCACGGGCGAGGTGGCTGGTGTCAGCCTTCGGCTTAGCTAGTTCTTTCAGCCTCGCAGCCTCGGGATCACCACCGGACTTCGCCGCAGCGTCCGCCTTCGCCTCGGCAGCGCGGATTCGTTCTGCCCACTCGGGGTGCTTCTTCCCCGCGACTGCGGCCTGGCGCCGGAGGGATTCCGTGCGCGCCTTGGCTTCGGCTACGCGATCCTTCACTCGGGCTGCGGTGTTGACATCACGCTCGGGAGTGGTGGCTGGAGGCTCACCGGATGCTCCACGGCGCAGGGACTCAATATCAGGTTCCACCTCAGGAGCACGTTTCGCCTTGGCCAGCAGGCCAAGTTGCCTGCGTGGGATTCGATGCCCGATGTCTTCCTTGAACGCCTTGCCCACCGCACGATTGGCCTGAGTCTCCGGGCCACGGCGCAGCACCTTCGGCAGCTTGAGGTAACCACGGATTCCGTGCTGCGACGCGACGCCGTGGATGTCCTCCCCGCCGGGACCGCCTTTGAACTTGGCCTGCGCGGCCTCTAGCTTCTCAGCGTGGCCCTTCTCCACCTTGCCAGTCGAGCGGTTGTACTCTCCTAGCGTGTCGCGGAGGTTAAGTATCTGCTCCTGACGCATGCGCATGTCGCGGAGCCCTGATCCCGGATGCTTGGACTCAAGGTAATCCATGTACGTGTCGCGGAGCGACTTGCGCAGGATGTCATTGATGGCCACGCTCGCACGGGTCTTGGCCGTGGACAGCTCCAGAGATGTCTTCCCGCCGTGCGATCCCCAGAGTTTGTTCTGCTGCCGCATCTCCTTGCCAATGTCACGCAGGCTCCACGGCTTGCGGTAGTTCGTGGCCTCAGCGCGCATCTCAGCAGCCTCGGCAGCGGCGGAGGGGGGCAGCTCCTTCGCAGCGGCTTTGAGTGCGTCGGCGGCTTTCGAGGGGACGATCTTATCCCCTGCGAATGGTTGCTCAGCCAGTGCGGTCTGCGTGTTGAACCGCTCGTTCGTGGCCTCGACCGCCTTCGCGAGGTCGCTAACCGTTTTCAGTGGCATCTTGCGCGCGCTGACCGTTTCCATGATGTCCGGGATGGTCATGCGGAAGGCGTTCGGCGTTCCGGGAGTGGAGCCGCTGGCATAGGTGGCCTTGGCGATGCGGGATTCCATCTCCGATTTGGCGGAGCGCAGGCGACCGGACTTGCCGAGGGCGACGGAGCCAGCCACACCGGATAGGGAGGATAGAATACGCTCCAGCCTGTCAGCGTCGCTCTCCCCCGGCTGTGGGGTGAACAATTCCTTCCCTGATTTCACCGCCCCGTAGGCCCCGATGATAGGTCTCGCCTGCGGGATCAGCGACGCTGCTCCGAGCGCGGCGGACTTACCTCCGAGGGCTCCACGGGTGTACTTCGCCACGTCGGCCATCACCAGCGGAGCATATTGCCGCGTCGTGCGGAAGAACGGCGACCGAGATGGATTGTTCTCGTCCTCGCGCTGGCGGGTCGCGGCGGTATTTCGCATGGAGCGTTCGAGGTCTTCGAGCAGCGTGGTCTTGTTCTGATACTGCGGCCCACGACCGAGGATGAAGTTGCCCACCTTGGAGATTCCCTCGAAGCGTGTGCCTCGGGTGGGATCAGGCGGGGTAGCTACTGGCTTGGTTTGCGCAGATGGAGCGGTGATCCCCAGCCGCTCGCGCACTTGGCGCTGCAACTCCGCCGGCGCGGACTGGAACTCCGGCGAGGCGAGGATCTTCACTATGTCCTGGTTGCCGTACTGCGAGGATTCCTGACCCTGCGGAGGCATTACTTGCCTCCCTTGAGGATTCGGTCGATGAGCGATTGTGCGGGATCGGCCGTGTTCCCCGAATCGGTGAACGTCCCCTTCTGCATGGCGACGTTGATCTCATCCATCAGGCGTTGCAACCGCTCGCGAGCGTCCTTGGAATCTCGCGTGTTCGTGGGATTCGGCAGCTCGGCCTTCAGGCGTTCAATCGTGGCCTCGGTGGCACGACCCGAGCGCACCAACTGCGCCATGCCGGAGATGGTCCCCACCAGCTGGTTATACGTCTGGAGGAACTTCTTCTGTGAGTCGGTCATGCCGGACGCGGCGCCGAGGGTGAACAGCCTGCCGATGAAGCCTTCCTTGTCGGGACTCTGAGCGATCTGCTGGAGGCGGAGGCGCGACATCCCCCCCTCGTCTAGTGCCTTCATGGAATCGTCATTCATCGCCCGCTGGATGAAGGTTGAGGTCTCACGCAACATGACCTGCTCCCGCGGAGTGAACTTCCCCTGCTCCCAGCCGTAGCGGCGGGCGAGCTGCGACGCTACGGGGATAAGCTTGGAGTACTTCACCTTGTCCATGTCTTTGCCGTCGAGGAGTTCGTTGGCGGTTTCGCGGACGTAGGGATTCACGGAGGCTGAGGGTGGAATGTGGCCGTCTGCATCGAGGGGCAACGTCCCAGCTGTCTTGGATGTATCTGACTTCTTTGCCAATGGCCCAGCCCCGCGACGCTTTCCCGCCAGTTGAGGGCGTGCGGCGGCTCCTGAGGGTGCGGCGGTAAGAGTTGCCAGAGGGCCTGCTGGGGAGGCTGTAGCGACTGAAGACGTGGCTGCTGGCTTGGCCTTGCTGCCGCCCCCGCCCGGAGGCCCGATAATCGGCTTCCGACGGGTCACCGTGGTCAATCCTGTCAGCGGGTCGGTGGTGTCGGTCTCGCTCTCGATCAGCCCCCGCTGCGGTGGCGCATCCAGCTGCCGTGAATATTCATTACCCGATAGCGGATCGTAGCTGACGTAGCTCCACCCGGTCTTGGAGTTCTTGTCCTGCTCCAGCTTGGTGACTACCTTCCCGGCGATTTCCTTGGGTGCGACGCTGAAGTACCGCTGCTTCTCCACGTCGGTGAGCTTGCGTCCAATGGCCGCTTCCACATCCGCGATCTGCTTGGCCTGTGGGTTCCCCTCGGCCAGTCGCATGATCTGGCGGAGGTGATCACGCTGGAGTGCTGCGGACTCAAGCTGGGAATACACCTGTTTCTTCTTGAGGTCTTCCTCCGCCCGTTCCTGCTTGGCCTTGGCGAAGGACTGCCCCACGTCCCCGAGCGTCTGGAGCAGGGATGCGAGGGTGGCCATGGGCTAGGCCCCCGCGAACATGGAGAGTAGTGAGCCGATGTCCATACCGGAGTCACCGCCGGGGACTTCGAGCGGTGGTACGGAAGCGTCCGTGCCTGCGGTGATTCCAGAGGTGTCGATCTGCGATGCGCCTTGGCCGATCATCACAGGATCCGGAGAGCTCTTGCCTCCTAGGAGGTTCTTGATAATTGCAGAGATGTCCAGCGGCTGCGGAGCGGTGCCACCGAAGTCAGGGGTGCCAGATGGAATCCCCAGCGACGCCATGGCTTCGTTGATCGCCATCTGCTGCTGGTTCTGTTGCAACGGCCCGAGAGCCTGCGCCTCGATCTCCGCCATGATCTGTGGTGAGGTCGATAGTCCGCGCTCCGCGCCGAACGCCTGTACCTGGTTGTTCACTCCAGACACCAGTCCTTGGTCGAGAGGTTTCTGGAATCCAGATACGTACTGCGACATCTTCGCGGGGTTCGTAGACAGCGAGCGCAGGAATTTCTGATAGTTGATCTGATCGGTGAGGTATTTATTCTTCTGCCGGTTGCCGAGGAAGCTGGAGATCGCGGAACCCGCTCCGCCGACCAGGCCGCCGATCTTAGAGAACACCTGAGACATCAGCTGCCTCCTGACATGGCTAGTCCCGGCTGCTGCTGGTCTCCGAATCCGAGTGCACGCATGGCCTCTTGAATGTTCCCCGGCTCCCCAGCGATGGATTGTGTCAGGGATGCAAACGGCATGTCGGTCAGTGATCCGCCGGTCTGGGCCTGTGCGTCTGGAGCTGCGCGCCGGAGGGCTGCGGTCTTGGTCGCCGCGTCGAGCTTGGCCTGCTTATCAGCGTCAGCCTTGGCCTGCTGCTGCGCGGCAGCATTAGGATCAGTAGAGGAACCTCCTCCGCTGCCTCCGCCAAATAAATGCGGCCCAACGGTAGACAATAGAGTACCGACTATAAGTGGAATAGCTACTGGCATTATTTAGAACTTTCCAAATTCCCACGCCCCGGACACTGGCAGGAGGTCGCCCCGGCTGCGCTGCACGATCCTCATGAGCTTGGTCTCAGCAGCGGCTGAGTCCGAGAGGAAGGTAAGGTAGCCCAAGAGACCGCGACGCCTCGCGTCCGAGAAGGCACGGCGCAAGAGTAGCATGGAGGTCAGGGGCGGGGCGCTGGGAACGACAGAGATGCGGATCAGCAGCAGCATGGATTGCAGCTCCCCGGCGATGAGCACGCCGATGATCTGGGCGTCGCGGATGGCTACCCACGTGTGCGATGGATCGAGAGGGAGTTGTTCCGGCCAGAAGGAAGATTCGCCGTCGCGGAGGGAGTCGTAGGGGATTACATCCGTGTCGCGGAGGAGACGTACCTGCATGAGTGGCAGCATAGCACGCGGGGGAGGTTTCCCTCCCCTATTATCTGCTCAACAGGCCAGCACCGTGTCCTAGCTAATCGACGTGCTCGGATTCGCAGCCGTCACCGTCGTGGTGGCTCCCACCACCGGTGCGGTGATTGAGCAGGCCAGCACCACGTCGGGGATGGTGTCCCCGCCGGAGTCTCGCGTGCTGATGGTCAGGTTCGCGGTGCCAAGGGAATACGTCACCGAGGATGAACTGCCAGAGGTGGAACCCACAGCCACTGCCGGCCCGTCGGAGGCCACGGTGTAGGTGCAGCGGGAAGTGATGTCCACCGGCGGGGTGGAGCTGTCAAACGTCTGGAACGTCAGCGTATCGGTTCCAGGGATGGATTTCAGGGAAGTTTGCGGCATATTGATTGCTCCTGTGTCGGAAAAGATTATGGTGCTGGCCCGGCCACGCGGATGCGATGTCAGGATGCGGAATATCTGCTCCACACGACAGGCCAGCCTGCGCAGCTCGTGCCGGATTTCTTCAATCTCGGATGGTTTGTGATTTCTGTGTCTTGTCACGAAGGGATTGTACGACAGGATACGTTGGAATAGATGTCTTATTTTGGACATGATGCTCATACATCAGGCGAACTGCGGAGGCACCGACTCCGGTAGTGGCTCCGTCTCCCAGTCCAGCGCATCAATGTCCACTTGGCCTGTGCCTGCGATGGTAGCATGAGCTGTCAGCGCCGTGGTCAGCAGATCCGCCCACGCGAGGAATCGCGACTGGCCGAAGGAGTAGGTCACCGGAACCTGTGCGATGTCGTCCACATAGTCATAGCTCGGAGTGACAGTCACGGTAGCGAGATTCGCAGGCGTGGCGATTCCCTTAACGGCCACGCGCTCGTAGAACACGCGGGAAGTTCCTCCGCCCGCAAGGAGTTCCGCTGGGCGCACGCTCCAAGTGATGGGAGTACCATCCCAGGTCAGGTCTCCCGCTTGCAGCCTCCGCGTCGATCCGTCGTTGAAGCTCCCGGCTACAGTGATGGGCTGCGTACCCGGAGCGCGGACTTGCCGCAGCACTGAGATCGAGAACGGGAGGTCGATGACCGTCCAGCACTTTTGCACGAGGTCGTAACAGAGGATGCGGGTGAGACCTCCGACTCCGGCGTTCAGCGTTCCGGCGGTAACGAAGCCAGACGGGCTATGGAAGATTACGCCTGCGAGGAACTGCGCGGGAGTGATATCGGTGTACGCGGAATAGGCCAACGATGAGAAGCCAAAGTACACGCGGTACTTCGTGGCGAGGGGATTTGGCGTTCCCTGCACCTGCACGGACGTAGACAGGAATTGCGGTTGCAATGGGAACTGCGCGGATATGTTGGTCTCCTGCGATACTCCATTCACCAGCGTGAACGCGGTCACCTTGATGTACGCAGTCCCAGTTCCAATGAACCAGCCGGAGCCTATGTCAGCGACCAGCGTGGC